CTGGCTCTGGCTCTGGCTCTGGCTCTGGCTCTGGCTCTGGCTCTGGCATAGGTTTAGGCCCCCCTTCGGGGGAGTCTGAGGGGGGGCGGCAAGAACCTGAAAAACCCGACAAAGGGACAATCCCTGCCCCAGTGCCCAGTGCAGGCCTGCACTCCGAAGCGGAGATCGACGAAACCCAGGACATAATCCCATGGCTGGAGAAAACTTGGCGGGAGAACCCCAGAACGAGGAAGTTAGATTGGAAGGACATAAAGTACCCCGAAGGCGTGATACGCGCCGAAGAAGCGATGGGTCGTTTGCAGTTTCGGCGAGCGTGGCTGGACTACCTCGACGGCAAAGAGAACCCGAAATTTTTCGAGTTCTTGAAGCAGTTCCAGAACGAGGGAGCCAAGAAGTCGGCGGTGAAGCCGCAGCGGGACCCTGCAACGCCCCAGAACAGCGACGAAGCTGATTTAGCCCGCATGAAGGCATGGAGGTGAGCGCTGACGTATAAAAAGTGGGCGACTAGATTCATCGGTGACCTACTCTACGAGGTCAACGAGCACAAATGCCCGTTGCACAAGAGCCATGAAACCGCGCGGCGGCATTTCAGGAAGGAAATCGAGCGCCTAACGAGAGTCCTAAACCGAGTTTACAACGACGGATCGAAGAATCCCTCCTACTGAAAGGAAGTGAGCGATGAAGGTAAACCTAAAGAAACCCGATGGAAGCGTTGCGGAAGGGGAGACGGTGCCGTTCAACGTCGACGACGAACGGTTTGGCACCTACAGCCCCAATGTCCCGCCCGAGCATCCACTCGCTGGGAAGACCATCAAGTTCAAGGCAGTGGTGCATACCATCGTCTTCGCAGGGGTCAACCCAGAAACCGGCATCCCTGAAATTCAGGTGATGTACCAAGCGGTCGCTGGCGTTGAGTAGCGAGGAGGTGAGAAATGTCAATGATTTGCCTTACTTGCAATGGAGATCGAGGCGGGAACTTCTGCTCGAAATGTGGGTCGAAACTTATTGAAGACCCAAACACTCGCCGATGCCCAGCCTGTGGCGTTGAGGTGTATCAAGGCGACTTCTGTTTCATCTGCGGATGGGAATTAGCGAAGCCCGTACCTCCAATATTCGTCCGATTTTGGCAATCGCTAAAATTTTTGTTTCGTGGGTTTTCATGATGACCGACGCGGAATGCCTGAAAGAAGTAAAAAAACTCGAATCAGCCCTACTTCGCTTCCCGCCGCACACCCACGACGACCAGGAGTTTTGGGATCGGCGTAGGATGGCCATCTTCGAGGCCGTCGAGCGCTTCGGTGTGGACACGCTTCGCCAAGCCTTCCGACGCTTCGCTGAGGCTGGCGGCGAGCAGGGGTACGGATTCCCTACGGTTCCCGAGATCGTCGCGGAGTGTACGGCCGTCGCCAGCGACGGGGAGCCTGCGGAGCAGGCTCGTCGAACCTTCCCACGCTTCGCGCACGCCTGCGCAAAGCAAGCCGCGCAATGCAGTCCTGCACTACTGACCCTCGCCGCACTGTGGCCGTATGAATCCGCCCACATTTTATGTGCGGGCGAGATCCCTGCGACGTGTCCAGAGTGCGGCGTGCGGCACGTCGAACTGGGGGCGTTCGACGCTCTCATCGACGCGCATCCGGGGGACACGGGGGGGTGGACGCGGTACTTTAAGGGGTATTTGCTCTGCGCCGCTTGTGCGAAGAAGGGAAAGTGAGTGCCTACTACAACGAAATCGATCCGTTCGCGGCGGCATGGCTGCGCGAGTTAATCAAGGCTGGGCAGATCGGCTCAGGGGAAGTTGATGAACGAAGTATTACCGAAGTCCAACCCGCAGACCTCCGAGGCTTCACGCAATGCCACTTCTTCGCCGGCATCGGGGTGTGGAGTTACGCCCTTAGAGCGGCTGGATGGCCAAACGATACTCCCGTTTGGACAGGCTCCTGCCCCTGCCAGAGTTTCAGTGCAAGCGGGAAGCGGGGAGGCTTCTCAGATAGTCGTCACTTATGGCCCGCATGGTTCCGGCTCATACGCGAGTGCCGCCCTGACACAATGTTTGGCGAGCAGGTTGCGTCCAAAGACGGACTTACTTGGCTCGACGTTGTTTCGGCTGACTTGGAAGGAGCGGGTTACGCCGTCGGGGCGGCGGATTTGTGCGCTGCGGGCTTCGGCGCGCCGCATATCCGGCAGCGACTGTACTTCGTGGCCAACGCCGAACGCAATGGAAGGCAGCCAGACGAGCCGGGGCGGGGATCGCTACGACGAGAAGTTGATGGGCGGGATTGCGAAGCTGGTCGGATGGCCGACGCCGCAAGTTCACGACGACAAGGAACGCGGGAACACGGAAGCGGAGCATTACCACTTCCCGCACGACCTAAGCAATGCGGCGACCTGGGCGACCCCGCGCAGCGAGGACTCGGAATGCGCGGGAGCGCATCGGGGCAACGCGGACGGGCTGCACAGTCAGGCGAATCTCACTGCTTGGGCCACACCCTCGGCGCGGGATTGGAAGAACGGTCAAGCCAGCGAAGAAACTCTTCAGAAGAATTCCAGGCCGCTGAACGAACAAGCCGTGGCTTCACTAACGGCTTCTGGGCGGACGCCGAATGGCTTTGGTGCCGGGACGAAAAGTACCGGGCAGTTGAACCCGGCACATCCCCGCTGGTTGCAGGGGCTCCCAACCGCATGGGACGACTGCGCGGTTATGGTAACGCGCTGTGCGCGGAAGTCGCCAAAGGCTTCATCGAAGCCTACATAGAAGTCAGAGCCTTGAAAAAATAGTTATGCCTAGCGCAACAGCCAGTGAGAGAACAATGCCGCATAACACCGAGGCGGAGCGTGCGCTCTTGGGTAGCGTCCTTTTGGACAACGCTGCGCTTGCGATCTCGATAGAGATCGTCAGTGTCGGCGATTTCTACTCGACCGCTAATCGTCTATGCTTCGAAAAAATGCTCCAACTCTCCGAAAAGGGCACGACGATAGACCTCGTCACCCTCTCCGACCAACTCACGAAAGACGGACTCTTCGATAAAGCCGGCGGAGGGGGATACATTGCGGGGCTAACCGAAGGGGTCCCGATTGGCACGACGGCGGCGGTCGGGGAATATTGCCATATCGTCAAGGAGAAATCTAAACTTCGCAGCATCATCAACGCTTCAAACAACGTACTGGCGAGGGCATTCGAAGGCATCGACGATTCGGCAACGCTCGCCGAACTGGGAATTGAAGCGCTCTACGACATCATCGGCGCCAAGCAGAAATCGGGCCTCGTCAAGCTCGATCAAGTATTTCGCGAGGAGATGGGAGCCTTCGGGACGCTGCTCGACGGCCGCACAGGGGCGGCCTACGGGATCCCGACGGGGTTTACAGACCTTGACGCTATGTGCAGGGGGCTCCAGCCAGGTGAATTGACCATCATCGCGGCGCGGCCCAGCTTGGGCAAGACGGCGCTTGCGACGTGCATAGCGCTCAACATGGCGGATCGCTACTCGATCCCCGTGGGATTCTTTAGCTTGGAAATGATGCGGGCGGCGCTGCTCACCCGGATGCTCTGCGTGAATTCCAGAATCAACATTCACCGTTTGTCGACGGGCTTCTCGACGCGAGACGATGTGGCGCGCGCCGTCAAAGGCATCGGCGAACTCGCCAAACTACCTATCTGGATTGATGATACCTCCGGTTTGACGCTGACCAGCTTCCGCGCCAAGGCGAAGCGGCTGATTCAGGAGCAAGGTGCCCGGGGGTTCATCGTTGATTACATCCAGTTGATGTCCTCGGAGAAGAAATTCGACAGCCGCAACGCCGAAGTAGGCTATTTATCGGCGGGGCTCAAGCAATTCGCGAAGGACGAGAAGGTCTTCGTCGTGGCGCTGTCGCAGTTGTCCCGCGAACCCGAGAAGGGCCGGAAGCGGAAGCCGCGGCTGAGCGATCTTCGGGAATCAGGCGCGCTTGAGCAAGACGCGGATGTCGTGATCTTCCTCTGGCGTCCGAAGCAGGACGAGTCCACCGCCGAAGGCGGGCAGGAAATGGTAACCATCATCATCGGCAAGCAGCGCAACGGCCCCACAGGGGAGTTGTGTTTGGGCTTCCAAAAGGAGTACACTCGGTTCGTCAACCTAGCTTCTGGCTCAGACGAACCGGAGATCGTGAGCGTTCCGTAAATTCAAACGAAGAAGGAGAAACACCACCATGAACATAATTCTAATTCTATTTGTAGTGGCCAGCTTCATCGCGGGCTTGGCTTGGGCGAAACCCTTCAAACGGTTTTCCAGCTTATTTACACTAGCTGGCTTGCTTGTGCTTGTGCTATTCACAGCGGGGTGCTCTGCGGCCTGGATCACGAGCGTACAGGCTCTCTTGCCATCGCTTGCCACGATCATCAGCAGCATCTTGGCGTTCGCTGCGGGCTTGGCTGGGAAAACGGTTTCAGCGGCCACACTGGCCAAAGTTCAGACTCTTGAGGGCGATATATCAACTGAGTTAACCGACGCCTCGGCGGTCATCACGGCGTATAAGTCAAGCCAAGATCAATCGCTCCTGGGTAAGTTGGCTGCGGTGTTTTCGAATGTGGTGGGAAGCCTGCAAAGCATACTGAGGGGGCTCGACATCACCGACACCGCGACACTTTCCAAGCTTACGGAACTGATTGATCTGGCGATTGGCGTTGCGCAGGCGATCATCGCGCTGATCCCGCAAGTCCTAGCGACCCTCGCACATCGCGTTTCACTCACCAGGGATGCGTTGACCGCGGCTGACAAGGCGGCGGCATTGCACATCGACAACTTCCACAAGGCGGTGTGCCAGAATTACAACGACATCGTCAACGCGGAAACAGCGAATCCAGATGTCAATGGAGTTCTGAAGGCTTTACCAAGGCTGTAGCAGCGACTTGGATTTCAAAGACGGGATAACAACACGACGCGACGGGGGGCGTTGGACTCACCGGAATGAGCGGGCAGTGGGCCACGCCCCCGATTTTTGGTAGGAGGTAAGTCATGCCCAGATTTGCGGTTGACCATCATCTGCAATTGAAATTCGCGCTTTCCTACGAGCGAGAAATGCTCGTCGCGCTTTACAACCGCGACTGGGAAGCGTATCGTGATTGGGAGAAGAAGTTCGACCGCGCTCGCACGCAAATGAGAGAGCAACGAGCACCGCAGTAAGAGGATACCATGCCGTACAAGTGCCCAACGTGTAATGGTAAGAGATTCATTTTGCTTTATCCGTGGGCTGCAGGTTCAAACTGCCTTGAACTAAAGACTGAAGTTTTCTGCTCGGACTGCCACGGCACCGGCATCAAGTGGATGCCGAAGTTCCAGTAGGAGGGATTCACGATGTCAGTCTTCCACGGCGACATGAAGCTTGGGAAGAAACCTCCCAAGATCGACCCGCGCACGTTCTGTTTGGGGAAATACCTGACGTCAGAGCTTCCCGCTGCGCCGGCTGAGGTATGCAACTCCAGAGATGTCCAGAACTGGGGCATGATGCTCAATGATACCCTTGGCACCTGCCCGATCGCCGGGGCTCTCCATACCATCCAAGGATGGGTTCTCTCGAACGTCGAGCCCGGGATTCACGCCGATATCATCATGCCGTCCGATGACATTGTGCTTAGATATTACGAGCAATGGTGCGGGTACGAGCCGTCTGACCCATCGACTGACCACGGCGGAGTTCTTCTCGATGTGCTCAGAGCTTGGCATCGGTCGGACATGGCAGGCTACAAGCTGCTCGCCTACGCCGACCCAGACCCGATGAACAGCGAGCACGTCAAGCAGGCCATCAACCTATTCGGAGGCCTCTACACTGGCTTGCAGTTGCCGATTTCGGCGCAGAGACAAGACACATGGGATCTTAACGGCCATAGCAAAGCCGTGCCTGGATCGTGGGGTGGTCATTGTGTTGAAATCGTTGACTATGACTCTGAGATTCTCGTTTGCAAAACCTGGGGGAAGCTTAAAGCCATGACTTGGAGATTCTTCGCCGCTTGTGTCGATGAATGCCATGCCCTACTCTCAGGGGGAGATTGGGTTCCGCCCGCCGGTTTCGATCTCGCGGGCTTGCAGCAGGATTTACTGGCTTTGAGCACATAGGAGGTGGAACGTGTTTGGCATAGACAAGGGCAAGATAAAAGAGGCGTTTTCCGACTTCGAGGGGGCGCAAGAGGCGGCACTGGCCCTGGCCCCGCTCTCCCCGCGCGACCCCTTGCTGGTTGCGGTGGTCAATTTGCTCAACGCCTTGGCCAAGGCATTTTCGTAGGAGGTCTCTATTCGACATGACTCCAAGTCCTTCGTTTCCTAACAAGATAGATTGCTGCCGGAGTCACTCTGTATTTCCTTGCCAAGGAAATTCCAGTCTCAGGACTTACTCGGATTTCTCTTACCACTTCATCTGTCAATTTAGATCCAAAACGATTTTCTCCAAGATGGATAAGACCGTTACGACGAGCATGGAGAACATTTTCGGAATGAGTAAGATATTCAAGGTTATCTGCACGATTATCGGTTTTTGGTTCGTGAATGTGGTTAACCTCAAATCCATATGGGCACGGGCCAAGGAATGCTTTTGCCACGAGGACGTGTACCCTCCTCGGGAAACTCCTCCCATCCCTTCTAAGAACAACGCCGAAGTATCCTCTGTCATCAGGGCTAGGTTTCAGAATTTTCCCAATCCTTGTAGTGGGGGCGGGACGAGATCGTCGTATTCTTCCCAAATTGGAAACCTCGTAGGAGTTGAAGCAAGGAATCTCCTTCCAGATTTCAGTGGTAGAATTGATTTCAGGCATGATGGCTCCCAGTATGAGTCGTTGTGTTCAGGGCCGCAGGCGCGCGGAAACGCTTCTGCGGCTCGATTAGTATAACATTGAAAGGAGTTAACATGCACTATGCTGTAGCTGTTTTCTTATCTTTTTTGATTGGGCAACTGCTTCATGCTTGGCTTCGCGCACAGAGTTCAGTCCATTCCAACCTTAATGGAATCCTCACCTATCGGCAGTACGTCGAAGTGAATGGAGCGAACCTGTGCGTTCGACTCTTCTTGGCGTGGCTCGTCGTATCTGCCTGGGCTTGGCATGGGCAAGAACTGATGACCCTGATCGCCAAGATATCGCCTGATAACCTTGGGTGGCTTTCGACGAATGCGATCCCGCTCAACCCGACCACGGCCGGCGTGTTTGGGTACTTTGGGGACTCCATCATTGACGGTGGGATAAGCTTGATTTCGCGGTGGATCCCCTCGTTGAAAAACGAAGTGCCCCCTACCAGTGGAGCGTCCAAAGCCGTCGTACAGGCCCAGCAGGCTGTAGCAGACGCAAAGGCTGCAGTTGCCGATGCCAAGAATGGGGCGGCGAAGCCCTGACGCCCGCGTCGTCGCTGTATGAATCCCTAATCTATCCATAGCTTTACGTGTCATAATCCCCATCCCCAAAAGCCGCTTGCTGAAGAACTGTGCAGAATGCACGCCTTCTTCCTCATCAAGGATCGGAATGTCCGATTCCTCAAGAAAAGGCTTTTCGAAACGTGTACACCTTTTCGAGTGTATCGAATATTGAATTTCTATGGGAATCAGTACTTTAGATGTGGAAGTACAATTTCCAATATGTACACCGATCGTCGGTAAAGTTTAGTTTTGGCGGCTCCTCGGCGGTGCAGGTCTGCACTGAATCAGCTAAGGATCATCAAACAGCGGGCGCACGGCGCCGGCAGGAGAGGCTTTTTCTGGCGGGCTCCGCAGAACGCGCAGATCATCACGTCGGCCTCGGTGACCCCCGTAATCGCCCGCGGCGTCCACTCGAAGTCGCAATCGGGGCAGTGATAAAGCCCGTTGGCATCGCGTCGCAGATGGACGATTTTCCGGCACAGGAGGCAAAGGCCGAAAGCAAAGTCTTCCATCTCTTGGACGGTGTGAAAGTGCGTTCCCTTGACGCGGCAGGGGAGACAAGTGGGCTCGCCGCAGAAGTTGCAGCGGGGCTGGCGAACTTCGTTGTGGGTCTCGCAGGTAGAGCACTGGTACTCGTCGATTTGGGGCATGTCAGGATCCTTTCTTCGCGTCGAAGGTCTTCAGGTCGTCGATGATGGCCCACTTCTCGCGGCGCTGGCCCTGATCGGTCAGCTTGAGGCGGGCAATACGCAGAGCGATTTCCTCGAGTGCCGTGTCCTTCCAAGGCGCAGACATAGAGGTGATTGCTGACAGTTCAGTTCGCGTCGGAGCGTCAAAAATTTCCCGGATTTGTTCCACCATCGAAGCGGCACACGGGAATACCACTTCGACGAAGGTCGGCGGTCCAGGGTTAAACTGCTTTTGTTCTGGCATGGGTTCCTCCTGGCTCAGCATAGAGCCTCTCGATTTCGGTGATTTCCTTGCAGGCGATGCAGCAATACCCGCCAGCGGGGTCGTCGGAAGACATCCGCGCGTAGACTCCTCGGCAGCCGGGGCACTTCGCCCAGCCTTCCCATATTTGAGGCTCGGCATGCTTCGCCGCTTTGCAGAGAGACCAAATAACAAGGATGACCACTGTGGCACCCGTGCTGCCCATTCCTGCGAAGAAACTGAGTAGGTCGAAGTGCGTCATGGTCTCTTCGCCTCCTTCTCGCAGTTTGTACCACAATACGTCAAGGGGAGCAAGGCTCCCGATCCGCGCGAATCGTAGTGTCGACCGCAACCTGCGCAAATCGACGTTGCGGGGGCTCTACGGTGAAGGTAGGCCTCGACGGCTCGCAGAATGACGGCGATCCCCAGAACAGACAAAGCGATTTTGATGATCATGTGCCTCCTCGTCGCGCTAATCGCGCTGCCCTACCCCTAACAGACCAGAGGCAGGGCGCCGGGGTTAGCGGCGTGGCATAGGCATCACCTCCTGTTCCTGTTGCCCTCCTCTTCGATCCAAGCCTTAGCCTCGCTGATCGTGTTGAACCATCGCCTGCGGGGCGTCGCACAGTAGCAGACGGCGTGGACCTTTGGTCCCTCAGCGGAATAGTCCGGCCCGTGGCTGTAGGTGAGATAATTCCCCACACTTGAGCGCTCGCGCCAAGCTCCGAGGTTCTCGTCAAATATCGGCGTGTTGGTGTCGTTGTACTCTCCAGAAATCCACTTGCTGGCATTGTACTCCTCGCACAGTCTGAAGAGCCAGCCGCGATCACTGGAAGCCCATTCGTCGCTACCTTCTGGTGCAGCGGCTCGGAATTCCGCCCAAACGGTTTGACGCAAGTCTCCTTGAATCGGTCCTAACTCGATTTCGCGTTGCTCTGTGAACATAATCAAACCTCCTCAGAATAGGCGAGTTTGGCCGCTCGCCTCGGTGTCGTGGAATAGCGGCGCGCGGCGCTCGAGTTCGCCAGCCTTTGACGTGATGTCCTTCGGCGGTCGGTTGAACTGTTCGGTAAGGTTCTGGCCGGCGCGTTGCGCCGCGACCTTCTTCTGCTCCTCGATGTGCGGCGCCATGCTTGGAAGGGGCTGGGCGCGTTGGCCTATCGGCCGATTGTCGACGTCTGGAGTAGCCAAGAAGATTCCCTTCCCAAAGTCGGGAGGCGCGGCGGTGGGCTGCGGGTCGGGCTCGTCGTCCTCGGGGTCGGCGTCCATCACCAGGAGCACGGTATTAACTCCCGTACCAGACTCTTTGAACGTGTCGGGCGGTAGGACTTCCCATTCTCCGCCCGCCTCGTCGACGAGGGGTTTTAGCTGCTCGTTCTGGCGCGGACCATTGGCGCAGATGGCCACGAGGCGCCCGCCTGGGCGAAGCATGGTCAGGGCGTGCTTGATATGTTTTATGTCCTCGCCGTTGGCAAAGGGCGGATTCATCAAAATGAAGTCAAAACCCGTCTGGTCGACGCACTCGAGAAAATCAGAGCAACGAACCTTCACGGCTGGCCACCTTCGGCGCAACTCCTCGGCTAGGGTTGGGTTAATTTCTATGGCGTGGATCTCGCCCGCGTAGGTAAAAATCTCATTGATAATTGCGCCCGTGCCAGCGCTGGGCTCGAGGATTCTAAGGGAAGACTCAGCGAAAGGCATTCCAGCAAGTTCCACCATGCGGCGGGCGAGGGCGGGCGGGGTCGGGAATAACTGAGGCGCGCTTACCACCTTAACCCCTGCTTTCAGGGTCTCGCGCATGGCGTCAAAGGCTTCGGCCTGCGGCTCTACGGTCGGTTCTTTCCATTCGCGCTCGACGGGCTCCCTGGTGGGTGCCTGTATCTTTGGCGCGGGCTCTGCGGGCGTCGCCTTCGGTGCTGGCGGGTCGACGCGCTTCGCGTCCTCGATGTAAACCAAAACGCTGTTATAGCCTCCAACAAACATCCCGGACCTTACGCGGTGCTCGCCGTACTTGTCGCTTGCGGGTACAATCCGACTGCCTTTCATGTCGTGATACTTCTTATCCCACGTCGCGCGACTGACGTGGTGAAAGCCTTCGCCGGGGTAATTGCACATTGGCGGAAGTTTGACAGCGGCCTTGACGGCCTGCGCTTGCTGCTCCGTCGGTGGCTGATAGTCTCGAATCTCCTCGATGCTGACGACTTTGCAATACCGCGCGTTCGTCGATACGCTGACGATTTTCCCGTCCTTCCGGTTGATGCGTAGGATCGTAACCCACTCGCCGCGGTCGCGCATGACGCGCCCGCCTAGCTGGATGTCGACCCGATCTGCGGCGAGCCCGCCGGCCTCCGCCAACATGGCGCGTTCGTACTCTAGGCGGTTTCCGATATGCTGTAACCAGCGGTCGCACCATGCAATAGTGCCACGGTAGGAGGGCAAGGCAAGGTCGCGTGCCTGCTCCGGCGTTATGATCCCATCGTGTAGTGCGCTCCATAGGCTCATTTCGCCTTCGTATTGGGACGCGGGCACCTCGCGCGGGTACTCGGCCAGCGTAAAGCATTTTGACAAGTGATTGTAATTGGCTATGAGTTCGGCGCGCTCTTGGGTGAGTCCCTCGGCGCTCCATTGCTTGATGCCCGTTTCGCATTTGGCTTTGTCGCGTTCGCGGCTGCGCTGGTCGGCATCGAGTCCCTTGATTCTGCGGGCGCGCACGTCGGCGCGCTCCTTGTACTTCGCGTGTCGGATGGCGCCGGCGGCGCGCTCCTTCCAGTAGCAAGATTGCTCCCACATCTTAATGGATCGCCGCATCCCGTTCTCGATGCGTTCGGCGTCCTTGCGGGCGTGCTTCTCGCTGTGATGGCCAACTAAAATCGGCTGGCCCAGCGGAATATTATCCGCAATGGCAGAAACGGCCTTCCGGGCCTGATCGGCGTCTTTGGCGCGGTGCTGGCTGTAATCGCTGAACCGGTCGGCGCGCTCCTCGGCGCGGTCGACGAGCGTCGTGTCCTCGTCGCCAATCTCTCCGGCTAACTCTATCAAGAGGTCCTCGCGGCTTGGGGTCCACATCGGGGCGACGAAAAAGCCTTGTTTCGGTGCCCATATGAAGCCCGCAGCCTTGACGCGGGCGTAAGTCTCCGAGTCGAGCCGAGAGACGGAATACAAACGGAGTTTGTTATCCTCGGGTGAATAAGTCGCGGTGTAGATCATTGATTGCGCTCCTCATCGCTGCTCGGTGCAGTCCTGCACTAACTCTTATGCGTAAAGGTCAATTTGCTTCGCCGACCCTTGGGCCTCGCCGCTTGCTCGCTTGTAAGCCTCTACCATTTCATGGCCGACGGCTGCGGCGCGCTTCGGAAATCGCCGCTCGTCGCTGCGACTCCAGCACGAAACCTTACGCCATACGCCATCAAAGACTTCGATCAAGATCCGGTAGCATGGTTCGCCGTTGCCAGGGAATAGAAATACCTGCACGCGGAACTGGCCAACGCGCCGCTCTTCGATAATCGCGGCTGGCTGTACGGCCATCGTTCGGTAGCCTCTAACGTATTCAAACATAGTCGCTTACCTCTGAGGCTCAAGCCTCGTCGCCGCTTGCCCTTCGTCGCTTCTAGCGCTGAACAATGACAAGGACTGAAACATATGCTCATTCTTCCAACGTTTAGCCCATACGTTCAACGCTTGGCCGGGCAGGTTCCGATAACAAAACCCGCAGAGACCAAAATGATAATCAGGCCCCAATTCCCCAATCCCACACCGCGCGCACTTCCCCATTCCTTCATTGCTCGCGCTCTTCGGTGTCTTAATCTTCGCCATATGTCCTTTATTCTAAAGGAGAATCGACGGGCTTAGATGTCTCCGCCATGTCCGCTCTGCATATTTGAGATTCGGGATTGCTCCAGCAAGCCGGTTCATGGGTTCCAGTATAAGCGGCTTATGGCATTTGTCAAGGGAAATCCTTAGGTGGTGGTAAGGTGTTGTTTCTCAGACGCTTGCGGTGTAAGTCTGTTAGCGTGTTTGTCAAACCCTCTTTAACATCAGTTTTGGTGTATTTGAGGCTTTGCGGGGGGCTTTTGAGCCTTGCGAGTGATCGCGGCTTGGTTTCCTAGTGGAATCCGCTTGACGGGGCTGCGTCATTGTGACACCATTATGACATGAGAATGACACTGAGAATACCAGAAGAGATTTACAATGGCTTGGTTGAGCGGGCGAAGGTAGACCGGCGGTCGGTCAACGCTCAGGTGGTCCACGTCGTGGCGCTCTACCTAAAAGCTAAGGGAGAACCGACGGAGAAGCCCTCGCTGATGGCACCGCAGCGCGCGGAACCGGCGCCAGCGGCGAATCCAGTCGGCGGGTCCTGGCTGCAGGATCTCGGTCGACTGCGCCAGTTCCGGGAAATGCGGAATCGGGACCCTAACTCCGAAGCGGAATGGGAAACCTTCAAGCGCAAGGGATATTGAAGGTGGGGCGGGCGCCGATGGTTCACGGCGCCCGGAGTCGGTGGGCTAAAGGCGGGGGATGGAATTGAAGTTGGCCTGAGCGAGCTTCGCTCGGCGGTCGTGCAGTAATTCGCGATCGCGCCAGCCATCATAGCGGCTGACCGTCTCGGGCTCGATTTGGTCGAGGCAGGTGGCGCAGACGAGCTCGGCGCGCCGGGTCCAGTAGAGACCAGAGCAAGGGTTATTGCAGCGGGGGCAGGTAACGGGGTCAGCCACGGCGCGCCCCCTTTCCCGTCGTGCAGTCCTGCACTACGGAATCCCCGAAGCGAAGGAAGGTGAAGCGGCAGGCGGGGCAGGATTTGATGTGCTCCAAGGTTAGAGGCGTCTTGGTGAAGGCGAAGCTTGGGGACTTCGGGCAGGGTTTCATGTCTGCGGCCTCTTCGAGGAGGAGTATACGGCTGGCATGGCGGCAATCAGGTCCATTGGCACCGGTCTCCCATCGGGACCAAGTTGTGACGGAGATACCGAGTAGGTTCGCCGCGGCCGCCTGGGTGAGCTTGAGTTTACCGCGAAGGGTTTTCAGGTCCATCGGTTGTGACTCCTTTCGTCGGCCAGATGGCCAGCGCCGCGAAGGTCAGGCCAGCGGCTATAATAAGGTTAACCGTCGCGTCGCCGTGGAGGTGCCGCGCCGCGCAGTCGCCCGCGACGCCAGAAGCGACCAGCGCCGAGAGGAAATTAAGGCAAGAGACAATCTGTCGGGTTCGGTGCATGGGGCTCCTTATGGCTTCCCGTGGATCGGTGGCCGGCGGGCCGGGAAAGATTGGGTAGACGTCGGCTGCGGTGGCTGTGGGCAGGCGGTCAACGCAAGAATGGAAAGCAAGAGAACTGCTAGGGTGATTCGCTTCATAGCTGATAACCTCCCACGGGCGCCAAGCGGAGCCGGACGCCCGCGGCGGGCGATCAGCATTCTAGTGCCGGAGATGTATATAGCTGTCGCCGGCGTTGATTTCCCGGCAGTCTCCACCGCGGCCCGCGAATGCTAGTGCCACGAGCGCCCTAAAACAGTTTTCCTCCTCAGTTTCGCAGCCGCGTGGCCCGTCATACGTCCACGTGGTACCGTCAGGCCCAGTTGCCAAGAATACTGCTGGATACGGCGGTCGTGATAAGCGGATGAGCGTGTTGGTTATGTTGATTGTCATAAATCCTCCTCGTCGCGCTTCCCTGCGCGCGGTGCAGTCCTGCACTACGCCTCGGCGAGGACCAACCTCGCCACCAGGAAGTACACGGCATGCTCCAGCACGTCGCTCCATTCGATGCGGTAGGTCAGCCGCTCGCGCGTGTACTCTCGCCGCTCGACATCCCAGAACATCCCCTCGACGGTTACGTAGCGGATCATCTTCGTTACCCCTCTCGGCACAGCGCCGGGTCGGCGGTCTCGCCAGCATGCCAGCGACCGGTGCTACTCATCATGCAGCCGTTCGATAGCCAGCGACAGGTCGTCAATCTGCACTACGGGGCGCCGGCGCGGCCATGCGATAGGCTCGCCTGTATGTAGCGACTCCTCGACGGCTGCGTTACATGCAGGGCAAAGCAGTTCATCGATGCAAGTGCAATCGTTAGTCATCATCCTTCCCTCCTCGTCGTCTCCAGTCTCCACTATACACCTGCCAACGCACTTGTCAATCTAATTCTGGGGGCTCGCCGCAGATAGTTGGCCCTCGACGTGCGAGGAGCCTGCAACTGGGTGGAGGTTCGGCGCCAGGTCCGCCGCTCGCATCCTTATCTTATGCGCGCCTCCTGGGCGGTCCCTTCGGGGCGGATGGCTCGCTGCGGGCGACCGGCGCCACCCCATCTGGAGGACCGCGACACCTTCCCCGTACTCCGCGACCGCGCCGCTCCCGCCGCGCGCGCCCAAGGCTCTCCCCCCGCCCGCCGCCGCGCGGTTTATTTTTTCACTGAGGACAGCGCCCTATCTCTAAATCGGAATTGAATTTTTGAAAAAAGGGGGTGATTTTTTCAAGTCAAAGAAAAGGAAGGAAATAAAAAGCGGGCAAAAACCAGGAGAATTCCCTTGACATCAAGAAAAATCAGAGTAATCTAGGTTTATGAAAACATGCTACACCTGCACGGCTGAAAAACCGGAGGCCGAGTTTTATAAAGGGCGGGGGGAGTGTAAGGTTTGTGCGAGGGCTCGGAATTTGAAGTGGCTGGCAGAGCATCCGGATAGGGGGGTGGAGTTAAAGAGGCGGTGGCGGAAGGAGCATAAGGCGGAAATCCGAGAGTACTACCGGAACTGGTACGACACAAAGGGGAGGAAACGGGCGAGAGATTACGCAGAGGTGATTAAGTCTTGGGATGCGGCAAATCCCGAGAAGCGGGTGGCGCGTGACGCTTTGAGGGTAGCGATTCGATCAAGGAAGATAGTTCGTCCGAAGCTATGCCAAGGATGCAGAAAGGCGCTTAGGCTCCATGCGCACCATAGGGATTACATGAGGCCGCTTGAGGTGATTTGGCTGTGCGCGAGTTGCCACAAGCTGGAGCATACCAACAGAAAGACGAAGTGAGCAGCTTATGGGGAGTGGAAAGGTAAGCGAGATGAGCGAGGGGCTGGACGCGGTTGAATGGCGGGGTTGTTACGGTGGGGTGCGGGGGGACTTGTTCACGCGGGAGAGCAATGCGCATCCAGCGAAGATGGCGGTGGGGCTGTGCTACCGGATATTCGGGTACATGGAAGAGCGGGGGTGGGTGAATAAGGAGACTCAAATAGTTGTTGACGAACTAGGATTACATCACCTAAAATCTCTATATGACCACTGCACTCATCTGTCCTACATGCCTGAAACCATTCAAAGCCAAGGACACAGAACAGGTATACTGCTCTCAGAAATGCTGGTATCTTCGCAACGGCACCAAGGAAAAAACCTGCCAGGTCTGCCGAAAACCATTCAAAGCGAGCAATCGAAATCAGAAGTATTGCTCGATGAACTGCAGATCGGTTGTTCTGCTGGGCAACAAATTCGCGAAGGGGAATCCCCCGAACCACTCAACCTTCAAAGTAGGAGAGCATACCGGAAAGAATCATCCCCGCTGGAAGGGCGGGTGGAGGGAGCACCGAGGGCCTGGTTGGAAAAAACAGAAGTCTCTACTACGAGAGAGAGACAAGAACTGTCGAATCTGCAGGGTGAGTCCCATCCTTGCCCATCACATAATCCCTTACCGCGAGACCGGGAATTCTTCACTAACAAATCTCCTCGGCCTGTGTTTCAAATGCCATACCAAGATAGAGCACGAATACGAAAAGAAACTCAAAGAACTCCATGTAGTTTGGAGGAAGGACTTATTGAATCGTTGCCAACCTGCCCTCTCTGTCGAAATTTAATTCTTCCTACTGAAGGTTCAAGAATCCTGATTCAAGCCTCTAGAATATGTGAACCCATGGCGGGGATCGGGACGACGCTGGTGGTGGGGGCGAGTTTAGGGTACCAGACGGTGGGAGTGGAGTTGGAGCGGCATTTTCTGGAGATGGCGGACGCCAATGTGGAGAAGTTGATGGCGAAGATGCCGGGGGCGCCGCGACCGGTGGTGCTGGGAGGGGATGCGAGGAGTCTGATAAAGGTGTTGGCAGAGGCGCAGGTGGCTGGGGTGTTGACGAGCCCGCCGTACGCGGGAAACATTGGCGGGGACAGCGGGATAGACGCATCGCTAGAGAAAAAAGTCAGTGGGGTACACGCGCAGCACAAGATCCGCCAAGACTACGATGGTGTAGTAGCGTCGCCACCCTATGCGGACCAGGATTTAACAGGGGCTCGGCAGTTCCGGTCGAGATTCGAGCCGGCCCGGCCCGAGGCGAGGGCGAACCCGCATGAGGGATACGACGGCGTGGTGTCGAGCCCGCCATTTTCCGACCAAGCTGCGGCGGGCGGGGGATGCGGCATTGCCAAGCGGGGATACGGCCCGGGGGGAACGGATAAGGTAGGCGATCGGGCGTACATGGCGCGGACGCAGGGAACATCGGACGGTCAGATTGGGAATCTCAAGGATCCGGCCGGCGACATTGACGCGGTACTGACAAGTCCACCTTGGGAGCGTGGCGCCCGCGGCGGGCAGCAGGGATGGTCGGACCCGGACAAGGCGGCGGCAGTCGCGGCGGAGAAGTATAAGGACGGCAGCCGGAGGGGGCATCGCGCGTCTGCGGAGGCGATTGCGGCTCAGATGCGGCGCGACGAGAAACGAGTCTATGGCGAGAGTGAGGGGCAGATTGCAAACCTTCCATTCGGCATGATCGATGCTGCTTTAAGCAGCCCGCCCTATGAGGCAAGCTCGCAGTGCCAGGACAAGAACTTTAGGAGAGACGACCGTTTTAGGGAAGGAGATTGGCACCAACAAAAAAGGAATAATCCTAACTTCCCAGAATCCCCTTCCTCTGATGGTCAAATAGGAAAAGAGCGTGGAGACACCTACCTAAGCGCCATGCTCGCCGTGTACCGCGAACTCCACGCCGTGCTCAAACCCGGGGGCGTCTGCGCCCTGGTCACCAAGAACCCCGTGAAAAATGGCGCTATCCGCCGCCTGGACGAGGACACGATTCGGCTCATGGAAGCCGCAGGCTTCACGCTCATCGAGCGCAAGCACGCGATGCTCTCCGAAGACCTTGGCGAGCAGATGACGATGGACGGTGGCATCAAGAAAATCCAGCGCGTGCGCATGAGTTTCTTCAAGCGCCTGCACGTCCGGAAGTACCCGGAACTTGCCGTCCTATGGGAAGACGTTTTGTTTTTCAGGAGCGCGTTATGAGTGAAGTTGGCGAGTACACAATCACTCGGGACGGCGACCGCTACGGGTCGCTCGGGTCGGACTTCCCCGACGTGCTGACCGTCGTCGGGACGCGCGAGCAGGCGCTACGCTTGGCGAACTACCTGTCGAATTACTATGTGGGGTGCGACCTTCTGTTCCGCGTCGAAGGCACGACGGAGGGCGAGTACTATGCGGAGGACGTGCAGATATGAAATTGAAGGCGCGCGACATCGTTCCGGGTTGGCCGCGAGGACGATCAACGGAGAATTTTCGGGGCGAATCTCCGGGAGCGAATCGGCGGTACCACGCCAAGCAGGCGGCGATGGTCGAGAAGTTTAGGTGCCGAGAACTCACCGTCCTCTATCCGCTGGACGGTCTACGCTGGTACCGTGGCTCGTTCTGGGGGCTGCGCTGCGGGCTCTGTGGAGCCGAGTGGAAGGACGGCAATGCGCCAACCTGCGCTTGCCCACCACATACCGTCATCGGCTTTGGGTACGACGCCGTGCTGAAAACGTGGAGGGGTGTCCTCCGGTCGGAAGCAGCGAACTTCAATTTCTAGTGCAGGTCTGCACGACGCGAGGTGGCCATGCCCGTCGAACTGAACGCCAGCAGCGAAGCGAAGTCGTTCTACGGGATGTATCTGCGCGGCACCGAAGCTGACAAACTCCGTGCCGACATCGGAGTCTCCGATCGTACCATTCTGATTTGGCGGGTTCTTAGCCAGCTTGAGCGGGATCGCACGGCCGCCACGGCGCTGCGGGTTCGCCGGCTGGTATTGCGGCAGTTCGACGCACTGGTACGCGCCCACGAGCAGCACCGACAGCCGAAGGCTGCATGAAAGGGATTGAGTAGTGCAAGGCAAGCTGGGGTAGATGTGTAGTTCAGCCGCGTTAGAACACCGTATGCGCACCTTAAATGGTGGGAAGACGGAGGTCGCTGGTTCGAGTCCAGTCGCATCTACCCTGGAAAGATTAAAGCAAGGCAAGCTGCCGCCGAGCCCCGCAGAGGGGGATTCTGACTTTACTAGCCGTGCCCCTTTGTACGGTTTCTATAGTCAGATCAGAAGTGTCGACTGAGCTGAGATGCTTACGGCGGCACCAAAATGGCAGCACGCGGCCTGGGGATTCCTGAGACTGCGAGTTGCCAGAGGCGGGCGTGCGAACGTTGATAGCGAAAGTGACTACCATCTCAGTCCGCTGATAAGGTGGCGGCCACGCCCGCTGAAGGATTGAGAATGGCACCGTGCGGCGTCCCAGACCAGACGCCAAAGTTATACCGCTACTGCCGAGTGGGCGCTGGTAAGTCGGCCACGATGCCAGAAAGGCAGGCAGGGGTGATTCGTGCCACCCACGGCAGGTAAAGTTAGGGGCCAAGCGCGTTTCCCTAGCCACCCCTGCCCTGCTGAATGAGAGGATGGTAAACCATGAAACAACTTTCAGGCATTGAACGAATTGCAAAGGAACGCAGGCGACAAATCCGCGTTGAGAAATGGTCTTCAAGCCACGATGACGCACTCATTAGACGCGAGTTGGCCCAAGCTGGTGCTCTGTATGCTCTTGGAGCGGGGCACCAAACTGTGCTTCCTTGGAATTGGCCGTGGGATGCTAAATGGTGGAAGCCCGGTACAGATATCAGAATGTTGGAAAAGGCAGGGGCTTTGATAGCAGCTGAGATCGACAGGCTCTTGAGGTTGTACCGTGCCCCGCCGAGAGGACGGTGATGCCCGTTGACGACGAAACACCAACCACAGTTGAAATAGCGGGGGATGCACCGAGCCGCTGGTGAGTAACGAGTGTGAGCGCCGAGAGCGTGAGGAGGTAAGGGAGATGAAAAGCTTTCTAGTGGGAGTTGAAATGTCCGTTGCTTTTCTTGCTTGGTTGGTAGGATTCGTTTTCCTGATGGGGAAGGCAGTCACGTTCCTCATGAAAGTTAGTTCCTTTCATGCTGAAGACGGCTTCTGGTGGGTTGGTGCATGGATGCTGTACATAATCTTGAGTTGTGGATTGTGGGCATGGCTGAGAAGCGAAGGCCCTCTAAGTTAATACCGGGAGCGTTGGGACCAAAACTTTAGTGCTTCTCACAGGGGGTGAGAGATGAAAAAAGATTTTCCGTTTGCGGTATCTCTTGAGCAGCCAAGCGAATTGAAAGAGGCAGCCATGAGTGGTTACAATGTGCCTGCGTGTCCCAATTGCGCCACCCTCCACAAGCAGGTTGAGCGGGCCGAAGCGGATACACAGATAGCCAGGGATGAAATTATAGCACTGCAAGCCGACCGGAAAACTCTCATTGACAATCTGGAGGCATCGTTGGCGGCGTGCGCGGAGATGGCGGTCGCTTACCGCGCCGTTGGGTGTGAGGATGCGCTTTACAAAACCAATGATAGCAACCCCGGCACCGCCCTGCTGGAGGAACTCAAGCGCCTGCGGGCGGTAAAGGAGGCGGCAAAGGCGTACATAGACGCGCTTACGATTAATGAAAGAGACCGGAATATAATACCTTCGGCAGATGGTTTGAGGCCTCTCAAGGCTGCTTACGCAAAAGCCCTCGCCGCCTGCGGAACTGAAGTCCTAGTCCGGAGCATCCCCGTGGAGAGAACAATCCCAGTTAAAGTGAAGCCACTGGGCAGGCTGAAACCGATTGATGCCGCCTGCGAAGGAAGGGAAGGGAAGGAGCCCGAGGCATGAAACGAAAATCAGGGTGGTATTGGGTGAAAGGCGCTCCCAGTCAAATTTTCGAATACATCCCGGCCTACTGGTCTAGCTATTACCGCCAGTGGTGGGCGATGAGGAGTTCTGACAAGCTGACGTTTGGATGGGTGAGAAAGGTCGGAAGGCCTATTAAGGAGCCCCATGAATGAGTTCAATAAGCAAATGTTTAGTAGTTGCGAGCGTTATTTGAAGTCGGTATGTCCCCCGCATCCTGGAGGAGACGCACAAGCCTATTTGCGCGGTTACGAAGATGGCGGCAATGCCGCCCTCGCAGTTGCGATAAAGGCGATATGTCCTCTTTGTGCCTCTGGTCCCCCGGCAAAGGCAGGAGTTCATACCTACCCCTGTCCGTATTGCCACAACATTACGCACGATATGACTGAGGCGTGCAAGGCATGGCCGATTTACCAACTGCGGTAGGAGATCCTCATGAGTGAGTTTGAGAAGTGGTGTCAAGAGAAGTTCGGACACACTCCTTACCGCTATACCACGTCTGACGGAGAGGTTTTTTATGGGTACCCCTGGCAAGACAAGTGGGAAGGCTGGAATGCCGCGCTTGTCATTGCAGAGACCCTCGCAGAGTGTCAACGCGACCTTATTCACCGTCTGCGTGAGGAGGAAAAGAGATGAGCGAACCTACAAAGGAAGAATCCGTAATCTATGCTGCAATCATTGGCCTATTAGATGGGAAAGTGAAGGAATTAGACTTCTTTCACTTCATTATGGAAAAGCTCAATACCGCCGTCACCGAGGCCCAGGCGGAGATGGTGCAAAGGTGCATCCAAGAATGTGCCATTGTGCGCGATTCCCCACTTAGATGTGTTGAGCCCTGCACCGAAGATTGGATTGCTCGGAGGATGCAGATGCTCTCGCCCGACCCCCACTGGCTGGAGGGGAAAGTGCTGGAGGCACGGAAGCAAACCATGGATGCAATAGCTGAGCTTTCTTGCCTCGATGAGGAAATGTTTCAGGAAGCGTTCAAGGCAGCACATGCCACCCTCGACGCCCACCTTGCAGTGCTGCCAAAGGTGAAGCCATGATCGTCAACGACATCGGCCAATGGGCAGAAGTCTGGGGCCGGGAAAAACAAGACTTGACTCCAAGCCGCTTCTGAGAGAAGATGCGACGAGAGCGCAGTGCAGGACTGCACTGAGGGAGGAAACGGATGACCGACGAGAATCAAGGAACGCTGAAAGCCATGAAGGTTGAATCTATTTGCTTCCTCTGTACGCACGCTCGCATCATGGGAATTGAAATTGAGAGTCCTGGCGTACATCCGTTGACTCTGCACTCGGGCATGAACGTAAGGCAAGTGGCGCAGACCGTTTGTCACGCCCGTGGCGGAGCCACACCGCTCGGATCGAATTGCTCCGTGAAAATGTGCAGCGACTTCGAGCAGCAAATCGAACCCCGGGAGTTAAAAGTTCCCTTGGTACCCGGAACGGCCACTGGAGACTCTGGACCCACGCCATCGGTATTCAATTGATCGAAATCCTCCGCTACCCAAACCGGATGCTCACGACGCCGACCGAGGCTTGGAATCCAGCAATCCCCTACACCGAAACGCCCTCTCAGATTTCCAGCCAACTCCAAGACGCTATGAAACTGTATGCTGGAGTTGGTCTTGCGGCGAATCAAATTGGTATGACAGTTGCCATTGCTGTCGTGCGGACGAAAGAGAGAGGCATCCTGACTTTGGTGAATCCCACAATCACCTTCACCAGCGATTCCATCGACCCCCGCGGTGGGTTCATCCAAAGCACCGAAGGCTGTCTCAGCCTTCCCGGAATCCAGTTCGTCATTACTCGGTCGGCTGAGATCGAGTTGGCATGGCTCGACGAAGAGCTTTCTCCGCACACTGAAACCTTCAAAGGCGAGGACGCAATCCGAATCCAGCATGAGACAGATCATTTGAAGGGCATTCTGGTACTAGACCATCTGAGCGCGCTCAAGCGCAACATGCTGATTCGGAAAATCCAGAAGGTGGTCAGGCTTGAGAAGCGGTACGAGAAGGCGGTGCTGCGATGATCGAACCCAAAAAGATTCTTCTCAGCCAACGCACAAGGGATTCGGCGACCGTCATCGAGGCGGGGTCGTTGAACAACCCGTTCATCGGAAGAATCCAAGTGCTTTGCACCGGCCCGCAGGCTTTCGCCGAGATCCTGAATTACCTCGTCCACGCCGACCTTGCCATCGGTGCCGTGCAGCACGCAATCTCCTGCCTGCAGATGGCTCGGCGCCCCGAGGACCGCATCGACGACATGCGAATGCTCCAAGATGCCCACCACACGCTGACCGGCTGGCACTTCGATTCGGCATCCACGCCAGCGCCCTTGAGGGGGATTCGTCCATCGGCTGGCAGCATTAGTTGGGAAAAGGCAAAAGAAGTTATGGGCCAAATCGATCCTGCGAAGGTGCAAGAGATGTTTGGAGGCAACCCTTTAAGATTGGGCTCGGCGCATCCAGATGAGGAACTCAAGATTGACAAAATGCTCCCTGAGAGCGTACCTTCCGAAGGAGAGAAAACCTCATGAGTCCCGTTTACCCCATCCTTATCGCAGTAGTCGTAATCCTCTGCACGCTGGTTCTTGTCGCTCTGTTTTGCGTCGGAGGTCTTCTACTTTGGCAGGTCTGGGCGCTCGTCAAAATCAACCGCATCATCTCGGAGTCCGTCGCGGCCCTTGTCGATCCGGTGAAGCAACTGCCGGCGGCCACAGCCAACCTCATCAAGGTCTCGACGGAACTCAAGGAATTCCAAGAGGGTGAAGTCAGGCTCATGCGGCAACACATCAAGGCGGTGACGGACCTTACGGGGACCGTCGAAGAGTTTGAAGGGATGCTCGTGCGTCCGCCTTCTGCCGGAAGTCCGACACCAAGGGTTCGTCGCAGCGCGTCCGTCGCTCCCGCCACCGAGGGGGACGAAATGGAAATGGAGCAACGGCGAAAAGAATCCACAACGCTTGGGGGAGTTGACGTAAAGGATTTTGGGAAGAATGTTGGGACGGTTTAGTGCAGGACTGCACTGACGGTTTCCGTACCTCGGTTAAAAATAGAACTATATCGAGGAGAAAGGAGGCAAATTGGATCCACTATTCGAAGTTCACAAATTGAACGAATTGGGTTTGAAGAAGGCACACGAAATCGCCTTCTTGTTCAACGACACTTTGAAGAAACTGAAATCATATGTTCCCGAAGGTCGGGAACTTGCGATTACGAAAACACATCTGGAGTCGGCCTGCTTCTTCGCAAAGAAGGCGATGGCAAACGACCCAGTTAACCAGGAGCCGGAATAATGCTGCACTATCGCTGGACTGAAGTATCGGGAGTTCGCGAATGCGTTCAATGCCTGGCGCTCGGCGAGACAACAGTTCTTGAAAAGAAGTTGACACTACTTTCTGGCAACGATGCCTCGGTCAAATTCTCCTGCCCCGTTTGCGGCTTCGTCGCCGTGGGCATAGTCTCGGTGGACGGGTCGGAGCCACAGCAAGGCGAGGCGACTCCAGCAGCGAAGTCCCTCATCGTGGCTCCGACCGCCGAGGAAATAGAGGCCGTAAAGCCCAAACCTCCGCCGAAGGCTCAACGGATCATCGTGCCCACTGGCCCCCCAGTAGATGTCGAGGAACTCTATGCCCATGCCGTGGCGAAGTTCCCGAAGGCCCTGAGACTCGATACTGGCGAAGTGCTTGCGGGAACGGTCACCAAGGGAAGGAATCAGGACGCCGCGTTCATCAAGGTGGTTTACACTGATGGCCAACCGATCGTCGATAAAGAGAGGGCGCCGAACCCGTACCACGTCGAGAAGCTTCTGTTCTGCGAGCCGACCCTGCCCGACGAGAAGGAGTTCGTCGAGGGCGTGAAGGCATCCGTTGAGGCCACGCTGAAGTCCAGAAACCCGCACCCGACCCGCGTCGTGGCTCCAGTGAAGCTCAACGAAGCGAGGTCGAGGCTCCGCACGATCTGCACTTACCCAATCAACGATGTGGGGACTCAATGTGGTGACACGACGGGAGCTTGCGGCCATCCTGGTATGCTGCGGAACGTCGCATCGCCGGGTGGGATGCGGGCGAACGTGGACCTGCAAAGTGCCCCTGACGGAAGCAGGGTGCTGTCGCTTCAAGAGCGGCTTGACCCAGAATCTCTGATCCAGCAGTGAGGTGAATATGAAAAACCTGATTTTAGGACTATTGTTTGGATTGCTTTTCTCGCTGGTCGGCTTCGGGCAGGAAGCCTACGTGGTTTCACTCAAGCCAGACGACGCGATGAAGGCGAAGGCCACCTACGACAAGTTGCAGCAGGCCCAAAAGGATTGGGCCGATACCCAAAAGCACATCGCCCTCAAGTACCTCATCGTCGAGCCCACAGACCCCGAGGCATCGGATAAGCACTATGTGGGAGAAACGGACACTGGGATTAACATCTCTTCGTCAGGAACGCTGTCGAGCGGCAACCTCGCTTTGCGGTATATAACAACGATAGGCGGAAATCAATCTGAACCCACGAAAGAGGAGATTGCCCAACAAACCAAAGAAGAGAAAGCCTACATCGAACGATTCAACCGCGAGAAGCGCCAACGCAAAGGATTCGATGGGAATTGCTCAAACTGCCTGCCGAAGTTCGAGTTTACCCACGACTTCAAGTTCATCGTGCCTTCGAAGCCAGAGGTAAAGGCGCCAGTCTCGCCGTTCTATCTTTCGCCGGCTGCGAAGACTTTGACGACCGACGATAGTGGTAGTGCAGGCCTGCCGTGGTGACCCATGCCGATACAGCCATTCTGCACGAAGATCCTCCGCGAACGCGATGCTCCCAACCTTCCGCCGCCCGAAGACCGCCACGTTAAAGTTGCCTGCTTGGCGTTCGACGGAAAGACGATCGGTGAAATCCGCTCCGAGTTCCCGCGAATCAGCGTGCAGATGATTGGGCAGTCGATTCGGCTGACTCGCGACGCGGTTCGCCGCGGCAAGCCCCCCGACGAGGTCCTGCGGTTTCCTGAACTCATCGAAGAACAGGTGGCGTACAAGGTAGCTCCAGGCAAGCCATCGAAGGCCAGCGCCACGACGCGAGCCCTCAAGAGCCTTTCGACGGCTCTCGTCAAGATCGAGTTCAAGAGCTTCCCCGACTTCGTGCGAAGCGTGAAGGAACGCTTTGCACCAATCGGAGTGCCGCTCATCGTGCAGAAGATGTTGGAAGGCGTCGAACGTGAAGACCCCGAAATGATCAAACTCTCGACGCAGGTATTCGACCTTGCCCCGAAGGGTAAGGGGTTGACATTACAGCAGCAGTTCAACATTCCCGGCGGAACGCCCGAGAAGAGGCCGAACGCCGACCACCGTGTTGCATTCTTCGAAGAATTGGTGCGCAAGAACCGCGCCAAGATTGACTCAGCGACTCCGGCAGCGACCGCAGTAATTGACGCAGAAACCGTGGAAGGCAGCGACGAAGAGTAGCGGGCCGGATGGCACTCGTACAGGTTTATCAAGAGTCTGACATAGCCACAGCGGTTGAGGAACTCAACCATCTTCGGGAACAGGTCCTCTACGAGGACAAGGATGCTGACCCGTGGGAAGCGCTGTCTTCGTCGGAGCTTGAGTGGATCGACGCCGAGATTGGGAAGTGCTGCGCCGACTTCCGGTACGCCGCATACAACTACTTCTGGTTGGGACACACCAAAGATTCAATTCCTTGCCTCTTCAATCTCTGGCCTGCACAGGAACTTTTCCTTTCCATCGTCGAGAATATGTGGGCAGAGGGAGAGCCTGCATGGATAATAACGCATAAGGCACGGCAATTAGGAATCAGCACAGTTGTCGAGGCCATCCTCGCTTGGAAGAATCTTTTCTTTTCCAACCAGATTTCGATGATCATCGCGCAGGATCCCGACCAAGCTGAGCACCTTCTGAAAATCTCGCTCTACATCATGGACCACATGCCGTGGTGGATGCGGCCGATGGAGCAGTCGCGAGAATTCAAAGAGGCTATGATTCTTGAGAACAAGGACCCCTATGAGCGTTCCTTCAAGGCTGGGCTCAATAATTGGATCATCGCAAACGGCTGCACGAAGATTTCCGCATTTGGTCAGGGGAAACCCATACATATTTTTCATGGCAGCGAATTAAGCAGTTGGCCTTCCGACCGCGCCCGAAAGATCATTTCTCAGGACATGAAGTACGCCTTCGCGAAGAAGCCAGGGTGCCTCGCCGCGATGGAGTCGAAGCCTCGCGGCATGGTGGGCTACTGGTACAATATGTGGCACGTCTTCGACGGCCAGGGGTTGAGCGCAGAGTACTTCCCCTTCTATGTGCCAGCGTTCTTCGAAAAGGACCGGCGCCTCGACCCGCCGCCAGCATGGGAGCCCGACGAAGAGGCTATCGCCATTCGTGAGAACTACTCCCTGGAATGGACACAGTGTGACGAATGCGGAACTCCGCTGCCGATGCGCTGGGGGGAAATCGAGTCGTGTGTGAAGTGTGGATCGCCGAATCATTCGCCGATCCTGCTCGACGACGCTCAACTCTACTGGTATCAGGAAGAAAAGAAGACCGCCGCCGCGCAGGGGAAGCAGGAACTTCGCGACTTCTACCAGGAAATGAGTATCACGCCGGAACAGGGGTTTCAAGCATCGGGCATCATCGTCTTCCCCGACGAAGTGATGGCCTACCTCCAACGGACTTGTCATCCGGGTCAGAAGGGCTACTTCGATGATGCCTTCAACTGGCATGCCGAGCGGAACTGCAAAATCTGCCACGACGACCACTTGGGGGAAGACTACCCAATGGAAATGTGGGAGCCTCCGCAAGAAGGGGCGAGGTATGTAGCGGGCGTCGATGTCGCCGAGGGAGAAGAGGAAGGGGATTACTCAGTAATACACGTTATCAAGATGGGATATGGCTTCAAGATTCCCGACAAGCAAGTGTTTGAGTGGTACGGGCACATCGACGGTCACGAGTTCGCCCGCGTCTGCTACCTCGTCGGGAAGGCGTACAACGAAGCGATGATGGCGATTGACGCCATCGGGCCTGGGTACGGAACGCTCGGCCTGCTCCTTCATCAATTCAATTACGGCAACATCTATCGGTGGAAGCATCTCGACAGCTTCACGAAAATTCAGAGCAATAAGGCTGGGCTGTGGACGAATTACAAGACGCGGCGAACGATGATTACTTGGGGGATTCGCTGGCTGCGCCGACAGATTTGGGAGATCCGGTCAACGCACTTCCTCGAGGAAGCTCCGTTCTTTCAGAAGGACGACGATGACGCCAAGGCAGAGGCACTTGAAGGGCACTTCGACGACTGCGTTCCAGAGGGAACGCTTGTAACTACCTCGACAGGTCAAAAACCGATAGAAGAAGTACGAGCCGGAGAACTCGTCCTAACCCATAAGGGGAGATTTATGCCTGTCACCCACACAGGCTCCCGCTTTGAGGACAAGAAACTCATCGAAGTTATGGCCTATGGAAGACCACCGCTTCTCGTTACAGCCGAACACAAACTCTGGCTTTCGCAAAAGGAATTCATCTATTACGAAAAGGGGAAAACCTGCGAGTACCAACCGAAAAAAAAGAGATGGAATCGCCATACCAGGGGAAGGCAAACGAAGAAGGTAGTCTATTCTGATCCGAACTGGGTTTCGTGGGAGTCGTCGCAGTTGAATTTGAAAGGTAAGTATGCGACCTGTTCTGTCGCCGCAACTGCAGAAATTGAAACTGAGAGAGTTGACCTTTTCAAAGGGTTGCCAGAGAGCTATCGCATAGTCGACGGAGTGTTGACAGCTTTTGCTAAAGGGACGATGCGGGAAATACCAACGCAGCATAAGATGAAGAGGTTCGTTCCTGTTGACAAGAATTTTCTCAGAATGATTGGCTATTATTTGGCCGAAGGCGCACGGGGACTCAGTAGCATTGCCTTTGCATCGCATCGAAGGGAGTTTCCAATCCGAAACTGGCTGATTGGCTATATTAAGAGCCTCGGAGCACACGCTGGAGAGTCTAAAACCTCAGCAAACGGTTCAGAAGTTTGGTGTAGTTCGATCCCATTGAACTATTTTTTTAGAGAATTTCGGAAAAGAGAAGGGAAGCGTTTGCCCTCTTGGGTGACGCTTCTTCCCCCAGAAAAGCAAAAAGAGGTGATTGTCGGATACCTCTTGGGAGATGGCTGTTTTCGTAGAGAATCAGGCGCTATCCAATCTGCTACGATTAGCCCAGAGGCAGCCTTCCAGATTTTCAATATGGCCATGCGCTGTGGTTGGGCTTGCTCACTCATTGGCTACTCGGGACAGAATGGTCACAAAAAGCAATGGAAGATTAACTTTTCGTCGTGGACTTCCAAAGAGATAAAGTCTCTCATTGAGCCAGAAATACTAGCCTGCAAAAGACCACTAAGCCCGTTAAGAAGGATTTCAACGGACGTTATTAAATTGGTAGATGGTAGAATGTTTGGGACAATCTACAGTACAAAAGAAATCCCGTTTTGTGGAACCGTCTACAATCTCAACGTTGAGGAAGACCATAGTTTCGTTGCCAACGGAACTGTAATTTCGAACAGCATTATGGCCGGCCTCTGTGCGAATTATGCTGCACATGAGGATGACCGCGACCCGATGACGGGCCGGTTCAACCTGCCGGCGGGAATCACGCGAAGTCGCGAGGGCGGAAACTATATCGCCACATGCGTCAAAGGTCACAAGTTTGACACTGACGACCCAAGCCAGGGCGGTCACGCAAGGTGCCCGAAGTGCAACTCATTGATTCAGGGAGCAGAGAAAAAGCCGCAGAGTGGAACGCTCGAAGCGGAGCGGCTGATAGCGATGGTTACTGGTCCCAAGGCGGAGAAAGGATTTAACATTCCCCCTTTCGACCAATTATGATGTAGAATCCCCACAGCGACGAGGAGGAAGTCATGGAGCAAGAAACCTACCAGACAATCGAAGTCGAGGTTCCCCGGTCACAACTGATTATCCTGCGCAAGCTCTTCAACGGCGCGGCGGTGAAGGACGCCATCCAGAAGTGCGTTGAAACCTTCACAGCGGGTTGGCAGGCTGGGATTGAACTCACAACGGAAGGCATTACGGCGATCAGCAATCTGCTGAACGTGCGGAGTTTCAACTCTGAGGCATCGCTCATCGAGGCGATTCAGAAGCGGTTCAACATGGGGCCAATGACCGCCATCATCGAACTCGACGGAAACCTCGCTGCGGCCATCAAGCGAGTGGCGGCGGGGAACAATATCACGGTCAACGCATGTCTGAGGAATTACGTCCAGGCGGCGTTCGCGTCGGGGTACTTCAATCAGCGCATGAACCTGCAATCCCTCTTCTTCAGTCCGAAAGAGTGGGAGACTCTCAAAAAGGCACTTGGCGAGGTTCCCTCGACGGGCGGGAATGTAGCAAGCATCGTTGCTGAGTGGAAGGCGCTAAAAGCTCTTCCTGTTCCGCCGGTGCAGGGCTGCATTGGAGAACCAGAAGCAGTCCCGGATCCCGATGCTGTAGATCCATTGGGGGATATTCCGAGATTCTGAAAGCAAGAGAGGAGAAAACAATGCATTACGCAGACGGTTCTGAAGCCCACGCAGGGGACTTGGTGCTCCAGCGTGTTAAGACCACGGGAATCGAGTTACTCGGGATATTGATGTCGGCGACCGCAGACTCGACAAGTTGCAATGGCCAAATGCTGGGGCTTGCGAGGCGAGCAGTTTCCGATGCTGGCGAGACCGGCTGGATTCCCTACAACTACCCGTATGACTTAATGGTGACGGTCGGGGAACTTTTCCCGATTATAAAGAATATTCACAGCGACAGCTAAGTGGGGCGACAGATGCCAGTTTGGGACCTAATTTGCAAAGACTGTGGGTACGAGAGGGATGATAAGTTCTTCGCGACGATAGCCCTTTCGGAAGTTCCACAGCGTTGTCCAGATTGTCGTGGGATTCTCGATAAGAAAACTCCAACCGTTTGCTTCCAGCCGTTCAAGCCGTTTTTTACCCGGAATATTCGCAAGGACGGTTCCGAAGTATACGTTCGTGACCGCGCGCAACTTCGCCAACTGATGCGCGAAGAGCACCTTGTCTTCCACCCCTACAACGATTCTCCAGAGTCCAAGATGGACCCACGGGAGAAGCAGGCCGAGGCTGAGGCGAGGAAGCGATTCCCGGCCCGGTACAAGAAGCTCAAAGAAGATGTGGCGGTGCTCACGAAGGAAAAGACTGAGCAAGTCGCCGTGAAGGCGCCGAATTTTGGGTTGGGACCCGATGGGAGAAGGGTTCCAACGCTTCAAGAAAGGCTACAGAAGCAGGCGTAGTGCAGGCCTGCACCGAGCAGCGATGAGGAGGGAATATGGATAGGAGAGGGATGCTTTCAATTCTCGGACTAGGCTCGGTTTTTGCGGGGGCCAGCAAAATCACCTGTTCGCCAATTCGAGAGATCGAACCCCCCGACGAATTCGAGTACAGGGGATACCGAATAACCTGGACTGGATGGAAGAAAGGGCAGGACACAGCAGATCTGAAAGCCCAGTGGTTAGCCTACCCCAAAGAAGGCGATCATCGCCTTTACGTCAGCAACACTGGGACGTGGGGTTTGTTCTTCGACGGCGCTCACTTGAATTGCTCCTGGACTTGGGTTGACAGAGTTTCTTCCATTGACCAAAGCGCTGCTGGCTTGGCTTCAACGTGCGAACAGATGCGTGAAGCCATCATTCGACTCATTGACGATATCAACGAAAAGGGAATCGGTCCTGACAGATTATGGGAACCACCTTTGACTCATCCAGAGTTGAAGGGATACTTGGGTTGGAGGAAACTCAGTCCTGAACATTATGCCGTATGGGCGCGCGACGAGAGAATTGAGCAAGAGGGAAAAACTCGGATTCGTTACGCGGTCGGTTTTCCACGTTTCGGCAGCCGTTACGTATAGGTTTGCACTGAGGAACAATCATGGGGACACTCCAAGCAAGGCTTGAAGAACGTGTGAAGGAACCGCCGAAGGTAGCGGAAGTCATGGGCCGGGAGTACGGCACGCCGCCACCATTTGTCCGCGATGAAAGCGGTGCCGTCATCTACCAGAAGTATTACGACAGCGAAACCTCGGAATGGTGCCGCAACGTTCATCATGCCTCGGCACAATCTCAGGGCGAAGACCCTGAACTTCAGGACATTCCGAAGTGGATTCAGGTTCTCAGCGGAAACCACTGGCCCCAAGGCCGGCCGTCGTACCGTGCGAAGCCCGTTTTCAACCTCTCCCTGCGCTACTGGAAAGAACTCCAGTCGATCATCAGCGACATCCGGCTCAACACTTACGTCCACTCCGAAAACGAAAACTACAAGAGCATCGCACAGAATATCACCAAACTTTCGGCGTCGAACTGGCTCGACCAGGACGGCGACATCACCATGATGGAAAGCGTTCAACATGCTTCCTTCGGAATCGGGTACACCAAAGTCGGCATGAACACGAAGGAACAGCACCCCGCGTTCCTGTCTTTGGGCTCTGACCAAGTTATTCCCATCCTCCCCTCGCGAAACGATTTCCAGCAAAGCGCGGGAGTCATCTACGAATGCTGGAAACCGCTCTCATGGTTCTACGACAAGTTCTCGATTTTGGCCCGAGCTATCAAGCCCGAGGCCACGGGGTGGCATCGCTCGTTCGCGTCGCGACCGTTCTACATTCCCGAGTACACTTGGAACAACATGAATCCAGGACTCAGGAACGTCATCGCCTCGACGATTGATTCGGAGAAGGGGGCGAGCATCATCGAGTCTGGCCGCATCCCGATGGCGCGCGCCCGCGAGTTCTGGTTCCAGGACGACCGCATCAATCAGGGAAAACATCCGATTCGAGTTGGTTGGGGGAACTTCACTTACACTGTATTGCCCGGTCATCCGGTTTACCCTTATGGCCGGTTGATTTGCACGGCTGGCGAAGAGTGCGACATCCCCATCTACGATGGCCCAAACTTCCACTGGCACGGCATGTACCCTTATGACCCTCTACGGCTCCAGCCGGTCGTCTGGATGTTCTCTGGCCTCAGCGTACTCAAGGACATCTACCCGCTCAACTCCGCCATCAATCAATTGCTCGCCGACTTACAGGACTACCTCAAGCAGATTCTCAATCCGACCTTGATCGTCAAGCCGAGGACGATGACCGACGAAGCGTGGGAAGAATACTTTCCCGGAATGCCTGGAGCGAAGATCATGCTCCTGAGCGTAAGCGGAGGCATCGCCGAGGCGATGAAGTTCGAGCGCGTCGATCCCACCGCAGTCGGCATCATCCCCCAGGCCATCCAAATGTTGACCCGCTTCTTCTACGAGCAGGCTGGCATGGTTGACAGCGGGCAGTTGACGAACAAGAAGCAGATTCCGTCCGAAGGGACTATCGAGCAGATTCAGAACATCCGGCAGTCGATTTTCCGGCTCATGGCTCGCCACGTCGAAGTCCACATGAAGCACATCGGGAAAATGCAGGTTTCCGACATCCTGCAATTCACGAACCGCAAGCAGGCGTTCGCGTTCCTGGGTAACGACGGAGTGACGTGGCAGAACATGGATTGGGACCCAGATAGCTACGTCGAACTCAAGAGCGCACAGAATGACCCAGAACCGTTCCGCCGCGGGCGGGAATTCGTGAAAAACTTCCGGCAGATGGTATCGACGGGGACCGCGCTTCCGGCTCAGCGCCAAGCCATGGCATCGATGGCGAACACCATGAACGCACGCAACCGGATGTCCACGGAGACCTTATACAAATTCCTCAGCGACGCAGGCTACCCCGTGCCACCGTGGAGCGAAGAGAAAAACCGGATCATCGCAGAGATGGCCGAACTCCCGCAGCCCAAGCCTCCAAGAGGTGGCGGGGGGAGACAACCAGCACATGGATAAACCCTCAGCAACGGCAACAGCGTTCAAATATACTCCAGACAACCGGCCCTACGGAGTCTTGACGCTGGACGGAAAATCGCTGGAAATTCATCCAGACCTCTTCGAGGCGCTCGACGCGATGATTGGGAACTGCTTCAAAGCGGACGGCCAAGTGATAATTCACATCGCTGGCGGACGGATTGTGGACGTGAAGCTAAACAACACGCCAGTGCGGATTTTGAGGCATTATGCGGAACGCACATAAGCGGGTTGAGAAGATCGGCAAAATTTTGTTCTTGACAAAGGGTCTGTTCCGAGAGTAGGGTTCAGTCTGGATTAAGCGGGGGTCTTTCGTCACCTCTTGAGTCGACGAGAAGGCGCTCAAAGCTGAAAAGGCTTTGGGCGCCTTTTCTTTTTGGCCCAAGAGGAAAAAGTGGACGAACCCTCGAAGCCCGCAGAAGTCCATTGCCCGATAGAGGACGCCAGAACACTCGTGAAGGCTCACGAGATCACCCGAGACAAACATCGTTTCAAGGCGGTGCGGAAGCACGCCGACAGCCTGAACAAGAGTCTCGGCGTGGGGATGGGCGCTGGCAAGCGCGTGAAGAAGTCGCGAGGACGACGTGCCGCTCAGCGGTGACACGAAGAAGGATATTCCCGAGTTGCTTCATCGCTGCAAGCGCGGTGGCTTCGGGAATATCAAGGGAAAGAGTTTTGAAGTTTGCCGCCGATCAGCATTAGCGGTGGCGTACAGTGCCAAGCGTCGGAAGGGTCGCAAAAAGCGACGGTCACGACGATGAGCATCCAGAGAACGAAAGGACGCGGAACGGACGAAGGCGTCGAAAGGGCTCTGGAGATACTAAGGAAGGAGGAAACCACCATGTTCGAGAGAAACCGCAAAAAGCGCCACGGCGGGAGAAAGGGAAAGCGCTAAAACTCTCCTCCCCTGATGTCCGGCTAACGCCGTGATGTCCTCGGAGGACCGAGTCAAACGGGGAGGGGGAGCGGCGAGTAGTTCCCCCTCTTCACTTCATTCAGTGCAGTCCTGCACGAGGAGCACTCAGATGGCAATCGGCAAAGATGGTTGGGATTGCGCGACGCTGGTTTCACACAGCAAGAGCGTCTCCCCGCAAGCGAACAAAAAGTTTGGACCTGGGATGGAGAAAGAGGCCACAACGACCGTGAATCCCAGAGCCAAGGAAAGGCTGGGCCAAGCTGGCCAGCCGAAGAAGGGCTCGAACGACATAGCCCACGCCGGGACGGCATCACCTATCGGCTCGCCGAGTCCGACCAAAGGTAACCGGCCGGTAGCATGGCCGCCATCGCATCAAAAGGCGTAAATGTCAGCACCTCCGAACGTCCAAACTCCGCCGCTTCCGCCCAATCTCAGGGCTCAGCAAGGCCCGATGCCCGCCATGGGCGCGACGCAGGAACCCACCGACAATCCGCAGGCTATCGTCGCGAAAATTGGCGCGGACGTTCGCAAGCTCGCCGAGGCACTCGCCAAATCCAAGGCGAAACCTGCGGCACTCGAAACCCTAAAGCAGATGATTCCAATGCTCGCTCAACTGACGAGCGACATTCTCGGTCCAGAGGACCAAGGGACGGCGACGCCGGCCCCACCGCCAACACCGGGAGAAGTCCTACCACCTCCGTCGCAATCGGCGGCGCCCGCTGGAGGCTATCTGCCGGGGGCATAAAGGAGAAACGACTATGGGCAGATTCGACGACGTTTTGAAAACCATCAGCGACGCGCAAGAGCGCGACGCCATCGTAAAGGTTCTCGAAAAGAACCCTGACTTCAAGAAGGGGATCGAAGGGATCGAGCGGCTCGCTGCCGACGGGGAGACGTACAACGTATGGTACCGTGACCCCAAAGGCTACCCCGAGTTCAAGGCGGCGCACGATGCGCTGCCAAAACTCGAGCAGGATCTCGAAGAAGCGAACCGATTGCTCGCCGAAGCGAAGGCTGGCAAGCCCGCCAAAGGCGCGAAGGAAGAAGAGACACCCTTGGACGAGATGACACCCGAGCAGATGTTGGCGAGAGTGGAAGAGAACCTGAAGGCCAAGGGGTACGTCACCGCCGCTGAGGCGACGAGACTTGCTACTGAGGCCGCAACGACCGCCGCCGCTGGCGTGCAGGCCCGGGTTTACACCCAAGGGCTCCCAATGGTCGAGCGCATGATGGCCGTCCAAGACAAGTATCGCAAGGATTTCGGCAAGGACATGGACCGGAAGGCCTTCGGGAAGTTCATCGAAGATCAGAAGTTCTCCGACGTGGACCACGCCTACGAGGCCTTCACGCGCGAGGACTACGTCAACAAGGTCAAGGCGGAAGCCTTCGATCAGGGAGTCCTGAAGGGCACGAAGGATACGACGGAGAAACTCACACGCGAAAGTTCCGAAGCGGCTCTTCGAAGTCTGCCTGTCGATATGGGCGGAACGCATGGCTTCTCATCGCGCCCAGGGGAGCCCCCGAAGCCCGTCGCTATGTCGGACATCAAGGAAGACTACCAACTCGGACCTCGCGGCGGGTTCAAGTTGGCGCACGCTGTTGCTGCGCAGATCGCCACCGACAAGGCGGCTGGCAAGACGCAGCCATAGAGAGCTTTTTGGATTTCCCGGAGTTCGGATAAGAACCGGCCCGGATGAAAAAAGGAGGCGGCTTCATCGCGCTAATAGCGCTTGGGGCTGTTATTATCATGGTACTGTCGTTAACTTCTTTATCCGCTTACACGAACGCCTACATCGTCCCGAAGGCGTTCAACGTAGTCTATATGAAGTCCCCCCTCTTCATTCGGGCGATGACGAAGAACAACTTCCGCTTTGAAGGTGGCAAGTTCATTCAGCAGCCCATTGTCCCCTTCAAGCTGTTGGGTTCTTCGTTTGGACCCGGCAGCCGCTTCAGCACGGCGTGGGTGAACACGGAAACCGCTTACCAAGTGAATATCAAGTTCTATATGGTGAGCGTCGTGTTGCTCGGGACGGACGGCGTGTTGAACATGGGCAACGAGGCGGCGTTAAGCCAAGTCGAACTCAAGATGTCGAACGCTTCGGCGAAGATGGGCGAAATGCTCGCCGTCGACAGCTTCCTCGCTGGCTTGTCGAACGCCAACGTCATCACGAACCTCGGGCAGGATTCCGACACGCTCTCGCTCGACGGGTTCGCGCAGTGGGTTGACGACGGGAACAACGTCACCACAGTCGGCGGAATCACGCGCACGGATATCGGGACGACGGGCGTCGTGGGTGGTGGCAACGGCTACTACAAGGCCGTCGGCGGCACGATGCTGCTCACCGACCTCAACAGGGCCATCGCGACGACTACCTTCACCCCGGATCGCGTTGACCTGATCGTCGGGACGCCGCTGACCTGCATGGTCATCCAAGACCTCTTGCAGGGCAATCAGCGGTTCCTGCGCGAAGACACCGACATGGCGAAGGCTGGCCTCAAGGGCATCGAGTACATGGGCGCCTTGGTTGTCCCCGACAACTACGCGCCTGCCGGAGCGCTGCTCGGCATTTGCTCCGACTACTTTATGTTCTACATCTCGACGAACCCCCTGTTCCAATTCGGGTTCACAGGGTTCAAGGAAGACCAGGGGACGATCGATTACGCCGGCCAGTTCCTCTATGCGGGGAACATCGTGTACCCGAACCCGCGCACCGGGTTCTACATGGTCACGATCTCCTTCTCGTAGGTCGTGGGCGTTCAGTAGGGGCCGCAGTGCAGGGCTGCACTGCGGCAGTAAGTTTGACGGAGGGACTAAAATGTCCACCAAGTACTTCGGGTCGCTGATTATGGCGACGCCCGTTTTCAACACCGGTGGGGGGGATTTCACCCTCGTCGATGATGCGACGCAGAAGAATTACCCGCTGGGCGGGATCTACGTCTTCCCGGATGCTTCGGGTCGGCCACGGGCCATCACCTATGCGCAATGGAATCCGACAGTCGCAGCGACTTACGTCCAAGGCGGTCCAGTCTATTACAAGGATGGGGCGCGCAGCGTCATCACCAACGAGGTTACTGAGGCCGCGACGTACCTCGTGAACACTTGTTCCGCGCTATTCTCGTTTGCCGGGATTATTTTGAATCCAACCGTTCCGACGACCGGCGACTTCGTGTTCATCCAGTTGCAGGGGTTCTGCGACAAGATCAAGATGCCGGCGGCAACCACGGCTGGTGACATCCTGGTCCTGACGAACGCAGTTGGGACGGCACCCACGGACAACGTGTGGACCAGACTTGGCGGGGCCACCGACCTGACATTGCTCAAGGCATTGTTCGCGGTTATTTATGTGACTACCGCCGTCGTCGGTGGTGGGGCAGGGCTGGGGAGTGGCTGGATTGAAGGTCCTCTGGGCCTGATTTAAGCTCGATGGAGGGATCGAAATGAGTACCAAAACTTACGGAAGCCTGATCATGCAGACCCCGGTTCTGAACACGGGTCAGGGCGACTTCACTCTGGTTGACGACGCGAAGCAGAAAAACTTCCCGTTGGGGGGCATCTACATCTACGCGGATTCCTCCGGGCGGCCGAGAATCATCAAGTACGTCGAGTGGAACCCCAGCACCACACCAGCTTATTACCAAGGGGCTCCGGTGTACTACACCGATCAGACACGGACTATCGTCAGCCCCATCGTCGCCGACGCGGCGACCTACTTGGTGGCTTCCTGCTCGACACTGTTCTCGTTCGCGGGAATCACTATGGGAGCGACGATCCCGGCGGCGGCGGGAGATTTCATCTTCATCCAGTCTGGCGGTTTCTCCGACAAGATCTTGATGCCAGCAAGCACCGTGGCGGGGGACATACTGGTTCTGTCGAATGTGGCTGCGAATCTTCCGACGATCAACGTGTTCATCAGGGTCGCAGCGGGAACCGACCTGGGGATCGTAAAGGCTGCGTTTGCATGCGTGTTCGTCACCACCATCGCCGCCGTCGGCGGTGGATTGGGAAGCGGCTGGATTCAGAGTCCCTTGATGCCGATTTAAGTTCGTCGCTGCCTGGAGTCGCTGAGCCCTGGCTGGCCGATTAAGGTCGGCCAGGGCCTTTTTATTGAGGAAGTACGATGTCCGTCGAAATGCAGCCCGTCGTCAGTTCTCATGTTCGTGCCATCGGGTACGACGCTGAGACCGAGCGGCTGTACGTGAAATTCGACAATGGTACGTATGTGTATGACGGCGTCGAGCAGGGCACGTGGGAAGAGTTCCTGGGGGCATCGTCCAAAGGGGGGTTTCTCGCGGCCCGGATTAAGGGGAATTTTCCGTATTCGAGGATCTAAATGGCTGAGACGTTTCTGAGCGTTTGGCGCTCCGTACTGCAATACAACAGAAGGGTCCCGGCGACGCTTTGCAGGACATGGGTACGCCAGCGCTACGAGCAGATTCTCGACCGTCGCATGTGGAGTTTTCAGTGGGGCCATGGCTGCTGGAACGTCAAGGCACCGATTACCGGCAACGCGACCATCGTCGCAGGTTCGAACGTTTTGACCTTCGGCGCGGGTGTGCTTCCAGGCGACAAGAGGATCGTGGGTTGGGAAGTAATGATCAACGGGCAGATTCCGTACTACATGGTCGTGGATGCCGACGCGACGACGGTCACTCTCGACCGAATTTGCGTCGAGACCTCAGCGTCGAACGTGCCGTGCCAAATCAGCATGGTTTACTTCATGTCGGAGCAGCCCGACTTCGAGAAGATGATTGCCATCGTTGATCGCCAAAACAACTGGCAGTTCCGGCTGAACGTGTCCATCGAAGAGATGGATAACGACGACCCGCAGCGTTCGACGGTCTCCCCGCCGACGCGCATGGTGCCCCTGGGGTTCAACGACCAGTACCTCGCCATGATTCCCGACAGTGTGACGGACTGCTACGGACAGGAAAACGATTCGCAGTCGCAACCGTTCTTTGAGACTTGGCCCAGGGCGAGCACCGCGCAACCTTATCCTTATGTGTACAAGAGGAAGACGCCGAGCCTTGCGAACGATGGCGACCCCCTGCCGGGGTTTATCCGCGGGCGCGCGTTGTTCGAAGGGGCGCTTGCCGACCTGTGCAGTTGGCCCGGAACGCAGACGAACCCTAACCCGGCGAATCCCGTGCAGGCCAACGTGCATGAGCGGAAATTTGAGGACGCGGTGTTCGACATGATTAACCGCGACGAGCAAGTGTCGCTGCGGTCGCTGACATGGGCGCGAAGCTACCGTAACTTCGCGTTTGCGGAGTTAGAGAGCGCCCGGTATCGTCAAAGTCACGTTGACGCGTCGCTGGTGCTGCAGAAATTCTAATGACTAGGCTTCGCCAAATTCGCTTTGCGCTTTGCCTCGCGGCGCTGGTATGTCTCCCAAGCGTGGCAGTTAGGGCAAAGAACTTGAAGGTTGGAGCGTTCGTTATTCCAGGGGACTCCATCCTTGTGGTCAACTTGGAGAACTTCGGGATGCTCTCTCCATCCGCAGATTTCACAGCATTCAAGCCGCCCAGCCTGCTTCATGGTGTCCCTGTATCCGTTTTTTCTTCTGCCGCCTCTGGATCGTTGGGAACAGCGATTGGAGCAGTACTTCGTCGTGCTTTTACTTATAGTGGCAGACTCGTATGGATTTCCGCAAACTTGGCAGACATAAGTTCTAAACTGCTTGGAAGCCCAAGATCCCTTGCATTCATTGGAACAAAAATTCGAAGTGCGTCCTGGCTGAACCTGCCTACGATAAATGATGCCACAATGCTTGCAGGTGCGTTTGATACTCAGAGTGCTGGCTGCTCGTCTCGCGATGTCCGTACACTTACGACTGCACCACTTCCTAGTTTCGAGTTGGCAAGCAGGGACATGGAAGGAGTTTCCGCAGATTGGGCATGTGATGTCTCCCCCAGTCTTTTGGGGTCGGCAAGCCCTGTCCTTTTTAGAACTAACGCATTTTCTGCAGATGCTAGGAGATCCGCCGTGCAGAGCGGAACTATCCTTCCGGCGCCTGAAGTGGGAACCACACTGCGAGCAGATTACGTCTATGGACCATACAAGTTTCTTGTAACAAGACTTGGAGCAGCAGATCGAGACTGTCGCTCGAAGAGGGCTGACCGTGTAGGAGCGACCACAGAAAGAGCAGGACTTGGTGACTCTATTCGACATCCGATGGGCATAGGAGCAGGCGATGGAACAGAATCTCGCCACTCCATTTTTCCTTGGGCCTGCACGAAACTCTTTTTTGCACCATTCACAGGGTTTGATTTCCATGGCAATTTCACCTCGGAGGTAAGATCATGAAAAAGATTATCACGCTACTTGGATTGCTGTCAATCCTATTAGTTTCGTTTCCATCCACTTCTCTCGCAGTTTCGTCTATTTCGGGCACAATTACCGACCCCGCAGGAGCAGCGTACGCAAACGGAACCTACGAATTTACCTTCATCGGTGGGCCGGGTGGGGTCAACATCGGGACTGGTGAAAGTGTTGCCCGGGTGGCTGGAGCGCTGAACGGCTCTGGTGCCTTCAGCGGCGTGACGCTGGGCAATACCGACATCCTGGGTGGAGGGTCGCGCTGGCAGGTAAAGATTTGCGCTGTCAACGGCCAGTGTTTTACGACCCTCATCAATGTCACGGCCTCTACGTCGAGCCTTTCGACGATCTTGCAGGCTGCGGCTCCGCTTCTGACGGGCGCTTCGATGAGCGGGACGGCGGCTGCCAACAGCACCTTCGCGTTTGCGAACTACACCAATGCGTGGACTTGGGGCGCTGCGACGGGGGCCTCGACGAACCCGTTTACGCTGACCGACACGACACTCAACACTGGAACCGGCTACCTCGAAAAGGTCATTACTACAGCCGGTTCGGCGCTGGGTGGATTCCAAGTGGTCTGCGGCAATCAGGCTAGTGCTGCGGCTCCAGCAAATGCTCCAGCTTGCGTTACTCTGACGGCTGGCAATGGTGGAGTATCGACCGTAGCTGGAACCCCTGGTAGTAACGGTGGAACCATTACCAAAACCACGGGGACTGGCGGCGCGGGTGCCGCGACGGGCACCGGCGGAAACGGTGGTGAGGGCGACTTAATCACCGGAAACGGCGGCGCTGCGGCGGGCGTCGGGTCACTCGGCGGAAACGGTGGTCTGATTAAACTCTTGGGTGGCACTGGTGGTGGAACTGTCAACGGCGGAGTCGGTGGAGCGTTGACGATGACAGCTGGCCCTGGTGGAAACGGTTCGACCACAGGCGGGACTGGTGGAGCGTTGACCCTCGGGTCGGGCGCGGCTGGAACCGGCGGAACCGGAACGTCTGGGGCGGTTGCCCTCAAGTCAGGAGCAAGCACGGTTCTGGGCGTTACAGGCTTGGGCGCAATCACCATGGCTTCGCCGGGAACCAATCTGACGAACGAGTTCCTCTTCACTGGCACGGCACAGTCGGGCACTCCGGCGAACAGTGTGTTCAGCGTGGTCGATACTACTGGAAACACCACGACTGGTCCGCTGCTTGACGTTCATACCGTTGGGAATTCGACAGCGCTCCCTGTGCGAATCACCGCGCAAGGAAGCACTGTCGGCGTTCAAATGAGCGCGGCTGGTGTGCTCTCGCCGATCAGCACCGGTAAAATCGCTCCCCGGTGGAACGACGTAACGGCGGCTGGCGCTGCTCAGAGCATCGCCAACACGATTTACACCACGGCGATTTCTCATACGAATCCGGCGGGGGCGGCTGACGCCATCACCTTCAGCATGGGCACCGCAACTTCGACGAGCAACCTGCTGACGCTCTCCGACGGTGCGGCCAATACCGGAACTGGCTACCTCTTGAACCTGTCGCATGGTGCGGCCTCACTTGCCAACGACCTCAAGATTACCGCCGCAGCGCAGACTGGTTCGCCTTCGAATTCTCAGATTAACATTCTAGATACAACTTCCAATACGAACACCGGCCCGCTGGTCAACATCCACACGGCGGGCAGTTCGACGGCTCTCCCGATTCAAATAACGGCAGTGGGAACCGCCAACGGCGTCCAGATGACCGCCGCTGGCTTGCTCCAGAAAATGGGGAGTGGCAGCATCAAGGCCGACGCTTCAACCTCTCCGACGGATGGCTACTACTGGGTGCCGTTACAGGCTTGCGGTATGCAGTTGACGACCGGCGCTCTGGCTGCGGCCTCGACGGTTGGTCAAAACCCGGGCATCCAGTACGTGGCTGCAAACAACATGGTGCTCGGAGTTACAACTTCTGGTGCCGCAAGTGCGGTGACAATCGACTGCGACATCTCGCCACCGAGCCGCACAACCTCGACAAAGGGAATCACCATCACCGGCGTCAGAATGTTCTACGGCTATCAAGGTGCCGCAACTCCGAACAGCATTGCCGGTCCAACCTTCTCGCAGGTAGTTTATAGTGCCGCTGCTGGAGCGGCGGCAGCCACACTGACGACGGTTGGTGGGGCGCTTACAACCACCGTTGGTACCAGCCATAGCACACCGGGTGCTGTGACCACGACTGGCCAGTGCTACTCGGAATTGACGACCTTCGGAACACCCTTCGTCGCGAATAGCGACCTCACACGGTACACGGCAGAATTGGTCATCAACCATACGACCGCTTCTTTGGCAACGTATCAACTCTGCGGAGTGGCCGTGGACTATACTAACGGCGTTTTGTGAAACACACGACTACGGTGTGAAGCTGGTTTAGTGCAGTCCTGCACTGGAGGCAAGTATGGCAATACGAACATGGGGGTATCTCACAATCGCCGCCACCGACACGCCACAGCCTATTTTCTCGTCAACCCTTGCCTCGGCCGTCATCGCAGCGACGGACGGCTTTGGCCAACCCCTTCCTGGGCCGGTCCTGCCCTTCACGAGTGCTGCGAAATTCAAGAAGGGCGACCGGCTCATGATCGTCGAGACCGACGGGACGTTACTGGAAATCTCCTTGATCGTGGGCATCTCGACGAACAATGTAACCGTCGACAAGATCCTCCATTCGCATGCTGCTGGCGCTTGGGTCATTCTCCACGAGTCCATGACTGCACCCTACGTGCAATGCGGTGAGGCCAACACAGCTATAATCGGCATCGGCACGGGGCGCACGGCGAGCCTATCGACGGGCGCAGCGCTGATAGCGATTTTGGAGCCTACCGTCGCGGGAGTCCAACCCGAGGAATTCTCCTGTGGCAACGTCTTCGGAGCGAATCCGATGAAGAGTTCGGACTTCTGGGTTGTCGGGACTCAGAGCGACAAGATCCTGCCATCGTTTATCTCCACTTGAGGGGGGAGCCAATGAGGAAAATTGCATATTTTTTTGTTGCGGTGGCTCTCTCCGCTGCGTTGGCGCTTGGACAGACTCACACCGGAGGGGGCGCGGGCGGGGGAGTGGCCGGCAACCTCTCGACGCTTACCAACCCCACGGCGATCAACCTGTCGACGCTAACCTTTGCTGGTGCCGCAGGGATCACAGCGGGAGGCACCAGCAACGTTACCTTCACGCCGGGGACTGGAGGCAAGACCATCGTAACAGGCGAGCTTGACGTAGGCTCTCTTGTGAGCAACGACGGCTTCAACTCCAGCTTCAGCTTCACCGCAGGCGCAAGCGGATTTCACGCTCCGATAGCGAGCATTATCCAGTTTCAGCCCCCCGCCTCGATAACCGGGCATAACCGGGTGCTGGCAGGTGTGGCCCCCAGCGTCATATCATTTCCAGTATGGAGCGCCGGAGTCAATGGCGCGGCGACGTTCAATCCCACACCCACGGCAATTGGTGCAGCCTTTACGCAAGCTGACGTTGGGGTTTTGTTCACCGTGACAGGGTGTGGAGCGACTGGAACCATCACACAAGTGAATAGTGGCTCTGGCACAGGCGGAATCACAGCAATCGCGGTGGCGGCAGTGAACCCCGGCACTTCGGCGTGCTCAACTGGTGCAGGGCAGGCCATCACGGGTGGCCACGGCAACAGCGCCACGGTGAATATCGCCACGGTGCTGCCGGTCAGCACGGAATCAATGGTGGCGGCTGCGTCTGTGGGAATGTCCGGCTTTGGTGCGACCTTCGACGGTGGCGGATCGGCGCTTTCCACTGGCACAGCGTACATCACCATTCCGCACACTTGCACGATTTCCGCCGTCAACCTGCTTATCGACCAAGGCGCTGCGACGTTCACGGTGTGGAAGATAGCAACTGGGACAGCTTTGCCAACAGTGACTCAGAATATCAGTACATCGGGTCTTACCATCACCGGTCAGACCGCGTCTCATAGTACCGATGTCTCGGATTTTTCCACCCACACTGGGGTGGTAGCGAACGACATTGTGGCGGTTCACATTGTCCCCTCGGGTGGGGCGACGTGGGCGCAGGACTTGATTGAGTGTGACAGGACATACTGATGATACAAATTTTGTTCGTCATATTTGAACTTATTATTATCGCCGCTACTGCGGGGATTTGCCATTACGAGGTAACCCGTATTTGGGGAAAGCGAGTTGGGGGGAAAACCCATGAAAAATAAACTGAAGGCTCTCATTCTGGCCTGCCTCCTGCTTGCTTCGCCGTGCTTCGCCGTGAATCTGACCCAGAACCTTGTGAACTGGGAACTCAACGCCTCAGCGACGGCAGCGGATGTAAATGGCGGGGGATTCGATTGGGGCAACGCCAACTTCCTGACAGACCTAGCCTGTACCACGGCGACCGGGAATACACCCGATTGCTCGTCAGCGTCCATCACTTTCGTTCAGGCCGATGCACTGCACTGGATATTTGTGAAGTCTGGCACACACTGGGCTCCCGGCTGGTATTACATCACTGACGCCTGTGTTTCCAGCGTGTGGCAGCCTGCCGGGTCGGGAGCCTGTACCACGGGCCACATTCGTATGAATGCCGCCAGCGGCGCGGCGGTGCAGCAAAACACCACAGTGGGCTTGCCGAGTCCCGCCTACGTTGCTAACACGGTGGCAGGGATGTCCTCGGATGCAACGGCATCACTCACGGCTGGCACCTTTGGAGTGGATTACAGCCAAGCGACGGCTGCGATTACCAACGATACCGATCTTGGCTGCACCAACGCCGCGCCATCCGTTTGCACATCTACGAATAAAGCTTTCGGTTTGAGAATGGTTGGCAACGTAGTTCACATCACCACAACTGGAACGGGAGCACATTTCTTGGTGGGCTGGTACGAGGTCGTCTCCGTCTCTGGAGTGAATGCCACCTTGGACCGCAATGCCACAGACGGAGTATCAGCAGGTGTGGCTGGCACCTTCTACGTCGGCGGGGCAATCGGTTTGGGAAATGCCTTGGACCCTACAGTTTTTGCGCAAGGATATGCCACGGGAGTCACCGCAAACCGTTTCTTCATCAAATATGGAAGCTACACTTTAGGGGCAAACCTTACTGGTCAAACCGTGGGTCTGGCTGAGGCCCCTATGGTGGTTGAAGGCTACAATTCACTGCGTGGCGATAGGCCGACTGGGGCCAATCGTCCCACCATCACCGTTTCGTCAACCTACGGGTTTGCCCTTACTAGTTATTGGGATGTTTACAACCTCATCTTAACTGGTTCCACTACTAGTTCTCCTCTGTCAATTGGCATTGGAGGTAAAGCCACAAATATCAAGGCAGTTCAAACTAGCACCACGGCTGCCGCCCATGCGATTACAGGAGTCACTAACGGCTTTTTCCTTAATTGTGAGGCTATATCCTACCGAGGAATTGCACTTTCTGTCAATTCTGCACAAGTTGAAGGATGTTATTTGCACGACAGTGACATAGGTTTTTCGGCAGCAGCATCTCCGGTGGCAATTCGGAATTCAATTATTGAGAGCAATGTTACCGCCGCAGTTCAAAATACGGCGGTAAGTACAAGCTTGTTTACGATTCAAAACTCTACGTTGTATGGTGGTGAAAACAAGACAGGTCTTGGGGTTAACCTATTTACAGGCTCTTATGATGTACGAATTGTTGACTCGATTCTCTATGGTTTTACTACGGGAATCACTCACGCCGATGCGAGTCAGACCGGCGGATATGACGACTACAACGACTTTTACGATAACACCACTGCTGCGACGAATTGGCAGAAGGGGATTCACGATCTTGCTCTAAATCCAACCTTTACGAACGTTGCTCAGTATACCGGAAGCGGAGCTAGCACGACTACTGGCACGTTAACCGATGCTGCCGTGGATTTCACCACCTATGGCATCGTGGGAAATCAGGATTTTGTTAACGTGACTGCGGGCGGAACTCTCAATCTAGGACAGTATCTTATCACTTCCGTGGCGAGCACGCATGTGCTCAACCTTAGTCCAGCCCCTGGTACTGGGACAGCGGTTACATACCAGATCACGACGGGTCGGAACTTTATGGTAACCAATACAAGTCTGAAAAATGCGGGTTTCCCCGGTGCTTTCCCAGCAGGCATCACCACTGGATACGTGACCCCTGGCGCGGTACAGCCACAGGTGACCGCTGCTGGGGCGAGCCAACATAACACGGGGTTTGTGCAATAATGAGACTAAGATTCCTAATTCTTACCGCAGCGCTACTGGCTTTTCCTGTCCACGGCTTTTCTCAGACCTTGGCAATCGGAACGAACGATACACTGCCCACAGGTTACCTGGGTTCGTCTTACAGCGTTAACCTGACGGCTACTGGCGGGACGCCTCCTTACAGCTTCGCTGTTACTGCTGGGAGTTTTCCTACGGGCTCGCCCACATTCGCCTTGTCGGCAGGGGGAATCAACGCCGTTGCCATCAACACTGCTGGTACCACATATACTGTCGGTAACGTTCTTAAAGTGACTCAGGCTGGGGCGAGTGGTGGAGGATACGTTGTTACTGCCGTGGATGGTAGCGGCGGAGTGACTGCGGTTACGCGCATTTCGCCAGGGACTGGCTATAGCATCGCTTCTGGACTTGCCACAACCGTTTCACCGGCAGGTGGTACCGGCTGTAAGTTGAATATCACCGGCTTGGGCGGCGTCATCAGCGGGACGCCAAGCGTGGCTGGGACGTACACCTTTACGATCACTGTGACGGATGGAGTAGCAGCCACGGCTGTCAAGAGTCTCAGCATCCTGATCTTTGACCAGCCCCTTGATGTTTATGGGGGCTTAATCAATAAACCTTGCGCAGCAGACCCCAATCACACTGGCCATTTCTATACAGCCAAGATGAGCAGCCATTGGTATCTTTGCACGCCTGGCAGTGCTGGAACCAGTTGGATTGGCAACGCTTTCTGGATGAATGGTTCCTTCGTTCCCGGACAAATTGGAGGCGCGGACTACCAGCACGTCGTCAATACAACGCTTACCAACAATAAGTATGCAACAGGCTTTACCACCAACGGTACGTTGAACTGGGGCTTGTCGGTTACGCGTCGGGAGCAGAGTTGGGGAATAAATACCAATATTGATGCATTAACTAATTGGATTTTGCCCAATCAGACTCACAGTTCGTGGGGCACCAGCGATAGAACGAATCCTGTCCATATCCCCTATGTGGGCGCTGTTTCGTCCAGTCTGTATGCGTCGATTGATCTTAACGGCTGGGAGGCGGCAGCGGGTTATGGCCCCATGAAGGGTTACGCGGGGGCATTCAAGGTATCATCCGTGCCTGGAATTTACATGATGATAGCGGCGGACTTTTTTGACCCTGCGTTTGCTGCCTGGCTGGCCGGAGACCTTGCTGCCCCCAATGGCAACAGTTATAAAACCTGGCTGATCGGACCCAACACAAGCTATCTTCTGGGAATGATTATGGACGAAGGGGACAACACCGGGGGATTCCGCGACGGAACTGATTTTCCCACCATCGCTCAGGCCAACTATCTGTACAAGCCCCCCGACGCCCATTGGGGTGTAATATCCCTGATTACCTCGCCCGTCTTGACGACAGCAGCCTGTACTACTGCCCCCAAAAACTATGCTTGTTCTACTCCGGGCCACGACTTCCTATTTACACATACCGCATTCTACACCAAGGTGGAATTAGGTACCTGGGTGCAGCAGGCGCTTGATTCTGGTCCGAATTATGCCAACTTTGGTGCCCTCAACAACGCTTGGGGGTCGCACTATGACAGCTTGGGTTCAGACGCGGTAACACACACAGGGGAAGCATGTGCCACAGGGGATGGGACAACTGGCCCCTATACCTGCACGCTATCGGTACACCCGCTCACACCTCTCACTGTACAGGTTTTGGTGGGAGGGACGTTGACGGCGGGGGATGACGGCTCAGGCCCTCGGGCTGCAAGCCCGACAGTTACAGGCTACTTCCGTGGAACCACTAGCAATGCTTACACCGGGACTAAACCGAGAAATCTTGGAACCATCAACTACACCACGGGGGCCGTTTCACTTACGTTTGCTACTACGGTTCCAGTCGGAACAGCAATGACGGTGACTTACCAGACCAACGGCTGGGGCACGGGATGGGGTTTGCTGGACGAAGATGGCAAGTGTCCCGCCAAGGCCAACGGGGGAACTACCTGCTGGATACCTGCCGATTACAACCTCACCCCGGCAACGCATGCTTCACCACCGGCGGGAACCACGGCAGCATTCATCGTTGACATGGACAACTTCCTCTATCACATGGCCAAAAATTACGCCAAGATCGAGCATGACGCTTTGGCCACGGCGGCCCCTGGAGTGTTGTATATGGGTACCCAGTTGGGAAGTTGGAGTTCGCCCACGCGAGCGCCTGTGCTTAGGGGGTTTGGGGCATATGTCGATTTGGCATATTCACCTACTCTTCCAAGCATAGACCCATTGAGCGTCATCACCGACAATCAAGCGCGGGTGGATTTCTTTTTCAACAATTTGGGTGATATTCCCGCCTTTAATTGGGAAGGGTTCTATGCTGAACCCGATTCTTATATGTCACCCTACACTCCTACCGATAACTATATCTACAGCACGCAGGCATTGCGTGGTGCTGGCTTTGGAACGTGGATGACTGCGCTTTTCAATACGCAAGTTTTGTCTGGCGCACTTGCCGGAACCTACCCCATGGTGGGATATGGTTGGTGGAGCGCTTACTATGACTCTTCTCTTTCAAACTTCGGTTGGGTGACGCCCCGCGACGATCCCTATGATGGGGTTTCCTCCACGACCACACAGGGGTACGACGCCTGGGGCTATCCTACGGGCTGCCTGCCACAAGCCATGGTGGGGGCGGCGACCCCCTGCGAGCACGCCAACTACGGAGATTTTGTTGACAGTGCGCGAACTGAGAATCTGTGGATACTCGATCAAATAGGCCAAGCTACCCCGCCCACGCCTGCGCTCGCCAGCTTGGATACATCATCCATGACGTTTCTCGATCAATCTGTGGGTGTTGCATCTATCACACAAACAGTCACGCTTTCCAATGTCAGCACCACGACTTTGAATATTGCGAGCGTCGCTGTGGCGGGGGCAGGGTACAGCATTACGGTAAACACTTGTGGCAGCACCCTTGCAGGACAGGCCAATTGCGCCGTAACAGTTGGCTTTACTCCGACTATGAAAGCTTCTGTGACCGCACCAATTACCGGGACGCTTACCTTCACCGACGACAATCACGGGGTCGGGGGCAGCACGCAGGTGGTAACACTGAGCGGGACGGCGGGGGCTCAGGTGATGAGCGGTACGGCCAAGGCAAGTGGGACGGTGCTTGTACAGTGAGGTTTTGGATGAACAACAAGATCGGATGTGGAAGAGAGGGATTCGATGTATTCAAAGTTAAGAATCTTTAGGTTAGCAATTATAGTTTTTCTCCTTGCCCTTTCTGGATCTCCTCTCTGCCAAGCGATGGAAGCTGTCCATGGTTTTTGCCAGGCTGGTGGCGTGACGATGACCGTCCCCGGCGGGCCGACGCTCTCGCCGAAAGGGATGGCCACCTATCCAGGATGCCTCGTAACGGTTTACATCACAGGCAGCAGCCCTTACACAACGGCGACCCTCTACAGGGACAACCTCGGGAACGGCCTGTCGAACCCCTTCCCGGCAAGTTCCACAACGGGAGCTTGGACTTTCTTCGCTCCCAATGGCCGGTACGATATCCGCATGAGCGGTGGCGGGATCCCGACGCCATTCACGTTGGGCGACAACATGGTGTTCGACCCGGGGAATACGGCTCCTGGACCTGACGCCTCGACGTATCCGGGCGCAGACCTTGGTGCCCAAGTCATTGCAGCGGCCGCTGGTTGCCCTGCCGCGGGCTGCACTGTCCACGCAGAAGGCATCACGACGAACTTGGCGATCAACTCAGCCCTCACCCTCGCGTCGCCAGGGGGTGGCCCTGTTAAGGTGGTTTTGCCGATAGGAACGATCACGCGCGCATGTGGGGCTTCCATTATCGTCGTCTCTGGCAGCGGGATACAGGGGCAGGGCAAGGACGTGACGAAAATCGTATCCACCGGCTGCACAGACAGCGCCGTGACTCAGGCTGCGCCCAAGACTGCCTATGTCACCAACCTGCTGTTCAGGGACCTCACGGTTGATAACAGTTCAAGCGGAACCAGCTTGACTGCGATGGCTTTTGACCTGCCGGGGGCGCAGAATGCCCTATGGTTCAACGTGGCAGGCCGAGCTTCTGGTATAGGACGGCGAATTGGCGGGCTCGCCACTGGGGGGAATGACTCCTACAACGTCGCCTACGCCTCCGACTTCTGGGGCAATACCGCACTCCCCGGGAGTTACGGCGACGACATGGAGGGCTACGCCAACTCTAACCACACCTTCGGCGGGAGCGTTTGGGGTTACACGGCAATCGGAAACGGCGGCTGGGGGAACTTCTACGACAGCACTGACATCGAATCCTCGAACACTCCGTTTGATACTCAGTCGGCAATTGGAACTGGTGGCAACGGCCTGAACGTCGTCGGCGCATACACCGAAAATGGCGTGGGCACCGCCATCATCCGGGCAGGCTCGAAGGGGAACTACTGGACCGGAATGTTCCCGGCGCTACTCGTCTCAGACCTCGATGCCACCTGTCAGAATTTTTACCAGTTCATGGGCAGCAATGCTTCAGATGGCTTTAACCCGGAGTGCATGGGCGTTCAGGATAGAATCCAATTTGGGTCTGGGCCCTCTGGCTACAACGGCTCCTACTATATCCAGGGAGACCGAGGTGGGACCATCGCCTTGGAGGCAAAGTTTGACCAAGCCCTTAATCGCTTAGGCTACTACGGTGCTGCGCCCTTGCGCGTGGGCGAGTTAAGAGCACGCGGCATTCTCAGCTTGGGCCAGTTGCAGACCACCCAACTTGGCACGCCCAACACGCCTGCGGCTGTTTGTAGTGGGGATGCTGGAGCAACGACCTACACGTATTACCTTGTCGGCCATGACTGGCGCGGCGGAACCACGCTTCCGTCTGCTGCATCTTCTGCTTATGGCTGCAACGCGACCTTGGGCTCATTAGCTTCGACAACTTCTACTTACGCTGCTGGAAGCGGCTATCATGCCAACGATATCCTTACCGTGGCGGGTGGAAGCGGAACGGGCCAAGTTAAAGTTTTGACCATCAATGGTAGCGGGGGCATCCTCACCGTATCCATTCAGACGCCGGGAACCCTCTACGCCGATAACGTGGTTGAAACCCTGTCGGGTGGCTTCGGCTCGTCAGGCAGTGTTCTGGTGCGCTCCAACGTCGTCACCATCACGCCGTCGGCCAGCGACAGCGGCTTTTACACTTACGACTTCCTGAAAACGAACACCGCCACTGCCATCACGAGCCTTCTGGCTACCCGAGGGGTGCAAAAGGACAGCGGGCAGGCTACGGCAGCCTACGCAACTCCAACTTGGGATTCCACTGGCGACGCTATCATAGCGGGGAACCTCACAGTTTCGACGCTGACCTCGGGCAAATGCGTGCAGGCTGGCACGGGTGGTATTCTAACTTCGACGGCCGCAGCGTGCGGTTCTGGTGGAGGTGGAGGCGGCGGAAACGTCCTGAGTTCTGGGACTCCCACAAACGGGCAAATCGCGCAATGGACTAACTCGAACACCATTCAGGGAATCTCGACCCTGCCGGCTGCGGTGCTGCCCGTGCCCACAGCCTCGACGCTTGGCGGCATCGAGTCGATCGCGCAGGTTCCCAACAATTGGGTGCAATACATCGACACCTCGGGGGTTCCGTGGCTCGCGCAGCCAGCCTTCACGGATATCTCGGGGATTGCCGATGCCTCGCAATTACCGCTGGCCACGTTACCGATTGGAGTGGTACTGGGTTCCCTGGATACTGGCTTTCCCAGCTTGACCTATGGCGTGAACTCGATTACGGCAAATCAGCCCGTCACGGCGCCGGCGTTTGTTTCGAGCGACACGCATAACACAAATCAGAGTTTTGTCTGGGGTGTAGGCGGAGCCTATGCCGTCGTCGCCTCGACGATTCAAGACCAAGCTCCGAGTTCTATCCAAGCTGCGGGGTACAATGAAGTCCGACCTGGAAACGAGCCGACGGCTGCGTCACTTCTGATCTATGGGAATCCGACGGCGCACGTCACGACGAAGTCTTTTCTGCCAGGAGCTACGGCAGGCGACATCGCTTACTTTAACGGGTCCGCTTGGGCCAAGTTTGCAGGTAATACGGTTGGAACAAAGTACCTTTCGGAAACTGCGGCTGGCGTGCTTGGCTGGGGATCTGGTGGCGCAGGCGGCAGCCCTTCGCTGGACCTTGTTACTGGGGCAGCGGCCCTCGCCACCGCAACTGAGGTGGGGGCGGGCGACATCTACACATACAATGGTGTCGAGACAGCGGCACTGACTTATCCCTTTGTCATCCAGAACACCAGCGCATCAAACAATACTTCTGGTGCCCTGATTATCAACACCGCCGGCGCGGGAACCGGTCAAGTGCCTTTGGTCATCAACGAGACGACGGCGGCCGGCAACTTCTTGAATTTGGTAAAAGGGGGAACCGTCACCAATGGAGTTCTGGCGGGTGGGACAAGTGAATTCTCCGTTGACAAAAATGGAAATGTTACAGTGAACGGAGATACGACGCTTACCACTGGCAGTGTAAAGGGAAGCGTTTATGAGGGTTCTGCTTCTACGGTCGCCACCTATTTTATAGGCGGGCAGGATGCTTCTTCCACGGGCGGCATAACCACGGGAACCGCTCTTGTAAAGACTGGGAGCGAAACTGGCGCTACGGGAGCAAATGGCACAGGAGCGCTCACCCTGCACGCAGGCGACCTCACTACAAACAATGCCGGGGGCTCAGTCGGTGCGACTGTCATTCGTGCCGGCCGGGAACTCGCTGGCGTGAAGACCGGGCCTCTGCCGGGGTTCCTGGTAATCGCCCAGGAGTTCATCAAGGGAGCCCAAAACACCGTGGGGCTACTTCAGTGCCTCAGCGATGACTACACCGTAACGGACTGCACGGTAGCCAATACCAACCCAATTGGGATAAACATCGGCGTGAACACTAACGCCGTTGACGTGCAGACATCGGGAATCGTGAGTGTGAACTTCGCATCCGCAACCCCGTCTGCGGGATGGTATGCGTGCTCGACGACAATCAGCGGCGCCTCGTACAACATCATTGTTCAGGCAGGCGCTTGCACCGCTGGCCAGCAAGTGGGCATCGTGGTGAAGGGTGGCGGCCCCGTCACCTCGACGAACATTATGATGCAGGTGAAATAATGCGGAAGGCTTTTATCCTCGTCGCGTTGATTGCTTTCGCGCCAGCTTTGTGCGTCGCGGCGATCCACTGCGTCCGCGTTCCAGCCGACTGCCCCTCACACCTGACCTACAATGGAGACGGCACGACCTGGAATTGTGCGATAAGCGCTGGAGGAAGTGGAGCCTTTCTGGACTTTCCTGCCAATCTGATACGTGGGGACACCTACCTTGTGGGAGGATCTGCGACGAGCTATCCCAATCATTTATTCAACGATGCAGATTCCGGCACAAAGTACATCTATATTTACAAAGCCGTGGATTGCTCAACTCACTTGACTGCTACCTATTGCTCTGGAGGGAGCAACCCGCTCTATACAGGAAGTGATGGCCCTCAGAATATCACTGGATGGAGTTCCACCTTTGGTACTACTACGGCGGATTGGGTCGAACCGGCAGGACATGACCCCGGTAACACTTCCACAACGGTCTTGCAATTCTGCCCTGGAGACTATTACGTGATGGATGGCATCACCGGATCGGCGCTGCCTGCATCCGGCCCGATTACAACTCCAACCGGCCAGGGATTCGTCGTAGGTTCGTACAGCACGGGCTCAAGGATCAAGTTTTGTAATAATAGCCAGGCTCAAACTGGCTTTATCTTTAATCACATCGACAGTGGAGGCACCGGACTTGCTCCCTATTGGCCTGCGGCAGTCACAGGATGTGTCTGGAACGGAACCACCGATACCATCACGACAGACAGCGACATCGGCGGCGACGGAACCCATGATAAAGTGGACGGATGGACAACCGCGTCCGCTCAAATTTACTTTGGAGGGGGCACCAACCCAGGGATAGCCGCCACCTCGATTACTCCAACCACGGTCGTTATCACCCCTGCCTCCGATAAGTGCAGTGGGTTAGCCTACATCGCCTTGGATTTCTCTCCGCCCAGTTCGTTTTTTAATGGCGACAGCACGGGGTCGCTTACGAATCTCACCATCGAAAACTCCTACCTGCATGACGGGAACGTTCTCATCTGGCTCCAAAATTCGTACAGCGCGAATTTTCTTCATAACTACATTGCCCGCAACCGTTCAACGCCCGCGCAGCACGGCTCGCCTATTGAGTTCACGAACTCCAGCGCCTCGGTAAGCTCTGGTCCCGCAACTATTGCCTATAATTTCCTGTCGGACAACGGAGGAACCGGCTGGATTACTTTACTGAATAAAGCAGGCTCGACCTTCAATGGGCTCGCCGTTTACAGCAACATCCTATCATGCTCGAGTGCTGCGCTTGGATTCCCGTCTGCAAGAGGAAGATGCAATAGTGCGATGGTCATTGATAACGGTTCAGTCTATGCCACTAATTCTGTATTCTACAACAACACGGTAGCGAATGTGAATGCGAAGGCGGGCTACTATGTGTATAGCAACGGGTCAACTGGCGGCATCGCCCAAAACAACCTGTTTTGGAATGCGAGCAGCTATGTTGCTTTGCAAAGCGGGGCAGGCCGTGGTATCGCCTACCATGATTACAACACCCTTCTGGACTCTGCTGAACAATATGGAACTCGGCCTTGCACGACACACGAAACCTGCATCACCTCTGGAGCGCTGGACCCGTTCGTCAATGATGCGACTTTTGACTTCACCCCAGCGAATGAGTTCAACGTGTTGAGTAATGGTGATCCTTGGTCGCAGGGGCACACGCTTGGCGCACCTTACGACAAGGACTTCTACGGGACCACGTTTGGCAGCACGGTGGGATACGCTCGCGGTGCTATAGAATTTCCACTCGGTGGCGGGCCAACATCCAACGCTACCCTAACCCCGACTTCGATGTCTTTCACTTCGCAGGCAGTTGGCGTCCTATCTTCGGCGAAGGTGGCGACCTTAACGAATATCGGCAGCGCAACCCTGAACATTGCAAACATTGGGGTATCAGGCTCTTTTAGCGTGTCTGCTACGACGTGTGGTTTGACGCTGGCCCCATTGGCGGCTTGCACGATTTCCGTAAAGTTCACACCAGCAATTAAGGGTGAGTCGGACAGCGTGCTAACTGTTACCGATGATAGCGGAGGCATCCCCGGCAGCCAGCAGACAGCCGTACTCGTCGGCATCGGCGTTGCCTCAGTGATGGCAGGCGGAACATTCAAGGGTGGAGGGAGCCTTCAATAATGGCTGACCTTTCAAAAGCTGCGGCGTTCGTGCTCAACAACGAGGATGAAGGGCTGACTGGAAAAATTACAGTTGATTTGGGATCAACCACCCGCTGGGGCATTGCCGAGCGGTACAACCCACCGGAGGAAATCGCCCGGATTCTCAGCGAGCCGGTCGCCATTCAGGACTTGACGGTCGAGCAAGCTGCCACCATCTACGTAGCGAAGTACGGCAGGCCCTTCTTACTCGACCAAATTCTTGACCAGGACGTGGCGAACCGGTCGATGGACGTGCTGGTAAATCCGGGTCCCGGTGACGGCGCAAAGATCATCCAGCGTGCGGTGAATCGGTATTACGGCCGGCCCGTGCTTGCGGAGGATGGAAGAATCGGGCCGCAGACGATCTCGCGGATCAACGGCATTCCGACGATGAATTTTCTGGCCTGCCTGCGTGCGCAACGGTGCGTGTATTATCTCGCGGATTGCCAGGTCCACCCGGACAGGTTGCCAGACTTGATCGGTTGGATGGATCGTGCGTGTCTATGAGGAGGCTATGGGACCCACTAAGGTTAAAGCACAAATTGATTGGACAAATATCATCATCCAAGCCTTGTTCCTTTTTGTTCCACTTTTTGGAACTGCCTTTGTCTGGGGTTGCCGAGAGCGGGATGCTCTACGGGACATTGAATCGTGGCAGGTAAAACAATTGCAGGAAGTTCAGACCATCAAAGACTCGATTCGCGAGAATGGCAAGAAACAGGATTCCCTGCACGATACTCTCAAGGATTTGGTGAACGTCATGCGGCTCTATCCGCCGCACAAGCACTTGGGAGCCCGTATCGACTACCCCACAGAGATGCCTGCACCTCCTCCCGCGAGTAGCGAAGGGGCTGGAAGCGTGGTACTCAAGGAAAAGTCGGTAGGCGATCCCCAAGACTTCCGACCGGATAAGGTGCCGACTGCGAAGTGAGCAAAGGTGGTAGAATTCATCCGTGCCTTACACGAATATCAGCTTCGCGAACTTGAAGACCCTTCTTAGGGCGAGGCTACAGAACTCCCTGTTTTACACTGACATTGAGATAGCTGAGTTCTTGAATGAATGTTTTTCGCTCCTACAGATCGGGAGCCTGTATTGGAAATCGCGGTTCCAAGCGCAGTCTGTTGCGGGCCTTGTCTTTTATGACCTCTCAAGTTTGGCTGGAACTCTCGACGACAATGGAAATCCCCAAATCCTGATGCCGTTGCGCGTAGCGTTCAATCAATCTCCACTCGACTTCTGTGCGATAAGCGATCTTGACAATGGGGGAATCAGCAATTGGCAGACGCAAACCACGGCTACCGCCGGCGCTCCCGATGTTCCGCAGCTTTGGGGGACCGTTGGATTGAACTTCTTATATCTTTGGCCTTCCGATGCCGTTGGAGGGAACGACCTCCAGCTTGATTGCGCTGTACGTGCGCCGCACTTCGCGACGGACGGGTCTGACGACGCCCTCAAAGTCAACATCGAGTCGGGCATGATACCGGCGATGCTTGACTACTGCCAGCACATCGCGCAGATTAAGCGAGGAGCGGGGCAGATAGCGGCCACGATGCCGAAACTCAAGAGCTTTTTCAGGCTTATCGCCCAGACGAACTCGATGTTCGCTGCTTCTTCAATTTTCAAGGAAAGCTACGCTCTCCAGACGGAGAGAAAGGCTCGCACACGGGGAGACATAACCGGCGTTCCTACCCCTGCGAGATTTCGGTAGTGCAGGACTGCACTGAAAGGAGATGGTTATGCAATTCAAAGCAATAGGTGGAAAGGCTCGACGCAAACAGAAGCGTATCAGGGGTAAGAAACTCAAAAGATTGCCGAATCAACGCAGAGGTGGAAGGTGACGACGCCAGGGCAGCCTCCCACCTACCCCACGACTAGCGATTTCGCTCTCCTGCAACGAGCGCAAGATTTTCTTCTCGAACCTCGGTCGGCGGTTGCTCCCATCACCATTGCGAGCACCATGTGGTCAGTGCAAACTTTGGTCGATATGCTCAATTACAAATGCAAAAGGTTCCTTCGGGAAACCGGTTTAGTTGTGGCGAGGCTAGGGTATGACGGGATAGGAAGCGACCACTCTATTGCCCTGACGCCGGGGCTTGAGTCGGTGACGCTCCCTCAAAATCTTGTCGATCCGCTCCGGCTTGCCTTCGTCAACTACGACACCTCGGTTAATCGTAATGTCGTATCGGTCCAAGACGTTCCGCGCGAGGACTTCCTGAGCCTCGACGCTGGAGATCAGGACTGGGAGAGTACGCCAGCGCCCCAGCCGACGGGCTATACGCAGTCGATTACGCAAACCTTGGAAGCGTTCCTCGCGCATCCGCCCAGCGACATAGCGGCGATCGACCTGACGTTCGTTGCGTTCAGCGGGACGCTGACCGGGCTCGGCGTGGCATTGGGGATTCCGCCAGAGTTCGTTCAGTACCCACTCTACGGGATGTTGCAGGACGCTTACAGTGTCGAAGGGGAAGCGTACAACCAAGCGCTCTCAGACTATTGCGGGCTCAGGTGGTCGGAAGGCGTAATGCTTGCAAAGTGTCTACTTGAGGCCCCGTCGTTCCAGGACCCGGAGGCAGTCTGATGTCTGTACCGCTACTGCCGTATCAAACGAAGTACGAGAACGCTGGTCTCATCCTCCGGCGCCCGTCGGATCTCGTTCCTCGCGGTCAGTACATCATCCTCAAGAACCTATTCTCTGCCCAAGAAGGCTCACTCCGCCCGCGCTTCGGAACGAAGAAAGTCAACGCGAACGTTCTTTCCGACCTTGCCATCCACAGCCTCGGCTACCTCAACGATCCTGTGCTCAAGAAGGCCCTACTCATGGCAGGCGCAGGGAAGAAGCTCTACCGACTCGACACTTCGGCGCAAATCGATGCTGGCTATTCTGGCGACCCGATCTCGATGGTTGCCTACCGGATGAACCAGAGTTCGTCACCATTCATGATCGTCGGTGACTCGGCGCAAATGCGGCTCATCGACTCTTCGGGGAACGCGAAGAAACTCGGCCTGAGCTTTCCTACGGTTGCTACGAATTCGATTGTCCAAGGGCCTCCCATCAACGAAATCCACGAATTCGAGACAGATCCGCCGTTCATTCTGGCGAACATGGCCAGCCACAGCGTAGCGGCAACTTTCGCGAATGGGGTTGCCGCGCAGAGTGGGAAAGCGTTGCAGGTCACGACGAATGCGGGCGTTGTGGCGACCATCAGCCTCGTCGCTTCACTCAACTTGGGAGTGCTATCTGGGGTTGCCGTGGGGGATTCGGACTACATCCACATCTGGATCAACGTGGACAATCCACTCAACATCTCGCAAATTCGCCTCTTGTTCGACGTGGACCCCAACAGCGTCTCGGCGGGAACCTTCACCGCGACGGCATTCAAGAACAACTTCTATTGGGCGAGCATTCTGGGGTCCGACTTGCAAGCGGCCACACAGGGCACGACGACGACCATAGCGGGATTGCAGGCTCAATTGGCGAACTTGCAGGCGCAGTTACAGACAGCGGAAGCCAGCGGATGGTTCCAGCAGATACAGGCCCTACAACAGCAAATCTCCCGGCTCGAACAGACGATAAACAACCAGACTTTTGCCGGCCAGTTGCAGTGGACCGAATTCAAAATCCCCATCAATAATTTCTTTAGAGCCGGCGGGAACCAAGCCGTGAACTGGTCGAATGTTGTGGGATGGAGAATCGAAATCACCACCGTGGCAGCGGTCGCCGCAGTATGCACCTTCGACGCGATGTACGAATTCGGAGGCTTGGGGCCAGACTCAAGCGTTGGCGTGGGATACGATTGGCGGTACACCGACTACGATGACACGACGGGTTCCGAGGGGAACCCCTCACCGCTTCAAGCGAACGCACCGCCAACTGGAACCGGAACTGCTGTTGTGCGCAGCGCCGTCGCTCTCTTTCCGGCAGTATCGACGAACACGCGATGCACTCGACGTTACCACTACCGCCGCGGAGGAACCCTCTCCGCATCGTGGCAACGGTTGGGATACCAGTTGAACGTCGCGCCAGCGGCAATCACAACAGTCGTTATCAATGGTGCAGGGCTCTGTACGGTCACTACGGCTGCGCCCCACGGATTCCCAAACGGCTCCGCCGTGCTGGTTTCCTGCCCAAGCGGTGGAGTTGTCAGCGGCGTCGTCAGTGGGATGGTGCTCTCGAATTCCCCACCTGGAAGCTGGACACCAGGACTTACGGGCGGGACACTTTACGCGCAATCGACCTTCATCACGTTGGCAGGAGCACAGAATCCCGGTCCAGCACCTTTCCCAACATTCGGCTCGAAAGTCAGTTGGTTATTCTACAACTCGATTTCAGGGTATTATTATTCACTCACGTCGACGCCGACAGCATTCGATGACTGCTTGATTGGCGTGGTTCGGGCCTCGCTGCGTGGCGGCACAACGATAGTCTCCCAGGCCGCTGCTTTCTACCAAATCTTTGAAACCATCACCGTGACCGGCCTGAGCACATTCACGGCTCCACTGACTGGAACGGCGGTCACTTACACTGGCGGCACGGCGACACTCGGTTTCTTGGACTTCTACGCCGATGCCGACATCGCTTCGGCGCCATCGCTGCTCTTGACCAATGATGTGCCCGTTACTACAGTTGATTCGACTGGGGCAACCGTTTACGAGCAACCGTTGAAGCGAATCTGGGGACCTTATCTCGGCAGCGTCATCTTCGGCTGCGGCGACCCGAACCGGCCGGGATACCTCTACTGGCTGAACGCGGGGAATCCCGACGGAGCCTCGTCGATCAACAATGTCGAAACGACGCAGCCCAGCGACCCCCTGCAGAACGGCTTCTTCTGGGGCGGCTTTACGTGGGTCTTCAGCAAGGAAAACCTGTTCACCATCTATCCCGCGCAGTTGGGGATCCCCAACCAGTATCAACCTCTTCCGTCCGCCTGCGCGCGTGGGCTTTCTTGGTCCGACTTGTGCTTCGCTGCGGGGCCAGACACGCCGGCAATCTGGTTCCTGTCGAAGGACGGCATCTACGAGACCATGGGCGGGCCGGCAGTCCCCATCACTGAAGACGACCTCTGGCCAATTTTCCATGGCCTTGCGTCCGGGCCTTACGTGCCCATCGACTTCACGCAGACCGAAATGCTCAGGATGGCGTACCGGGACAATGAGCTTTTCTTCCAGTACCAAGACATCAACCAGGGCATCCAAGTCCTTGTCTGGAACCGACTCAAACGTAGATGGCGCCACGCGACGTACCCATGGGGACCGCTTTGCCTCTATGCCCAACCCGAGGTTGGAAACATCTTGCTACTGGGCGGGAATAATGGTTTGTGCTACCAAGAGGACCCCTCCGTCGGCGGCGACGACAGCCAGCCGATTGCCTGCCAAGTGCGCAGCGGGTCATACGACCAGGGGTTGGCGCTGCGCGCGAAGGAGTACGTGCATTTCATCCTCGACGCGGACCCCCAAGGCGCAAGCATTTCGGCGAGCCTGCTGTACAACGACCAGACGGTTAGTGCAGGCCTGCAGTGCGGGCCATTCGTTTCGTCGGGAAGTGGCCGCCAGCCGTTGCCGTTCGGGCTCAATGACTACTACGCGCTCAACGCGATGGTGGATGTCAGCTTCACGACGGTCGCCGTGCCCGTGCTTTACGGGTTCGAGTTGGACTACCGCATCGATCGGCTGGCGATGGTCCATATCGAGACGCCCGAGGATTCCTTGGGAATCGACGGCTGGAAGCACGTCTATGACGGGTACATCACGGTGCGGTCCAATGCCGACGTGAGCCTGATTCTGATGGGCGACGGCACGGCGATTGGCGCGACGACAGTCATCCCCTCGACGGCTGGGCAGAAGAAAAAGACGCTTCTGCAATTTGGGACGAATAAGTTCAAGCTGCTGCGGAGAAGGCTCGACAGCACGCAGCCGTTTCAGGTGTATGCTGAGGATAGCGTGCTGCACGTCGGCGGGTGGGCCGACGGCCAATACCGCAACGTACCACTCGTCGAAAACGTGGAGTGACAATGGCTCTGACGCAACAAGACTATGCCATGCCCGCAGAGGTTGAGATTCCAGTAAACGGCTCTCGCCACAGAGTCGTCGAAGCCGCGAGCCTGCGGATGGTCCTGTTCAGGATGTACAACCTTCTCTACAAGGCTGCTGGCTTGGCACCTGGGGGAGCGACGATTCAGGGGCCGCTAACGATTCTCGACCCATCGCCAGGTTCTTTCGTCGGCCTTTCGACGGCGAAGGGTTCGAACAGCGCCAACCCCGAAGCAAATGAGTTTGTCACCATCGAATACTTGCTTGCCAATTTCTCTCCTGACGAGATTCGAGCCATGCTTGAGGCTGATGGGCCAGCGCCGTTGAACCTTGAGGGTTTAACGGGAGCGCCAGCCGTGTTCAGCATTACCCTCGTAACGGCCAACTACGCCGTCAAACCTTCAGACTGCACCATTCTTGCCAGCGGAACTTTGAACGTGATTTTGCCGATTGCCGCAATCGAAGCTGGGCAGCAATTCCAAGTGAAGAATATCGGTGTGGGAGTTGTGACCGTTTCGGCGGGGGGAGTGAACATCGACGGAGCGGCGAGCTTTGTGCTCAACGTCCAGTACCAAGCCATCGACGTAAAATGGGACGGATCTCAATTTTGGATATTCTGAACTGAAGAACGTGAAGTGGCCTACCTAACCCTCGGAATCTCGATAGCAAGCAACACCTCCGGGGCAACCTCGCTCGTTTCTGCCGGAACACTGATACTCGCTGGCGGAAGCAACATCACCCTCTCGCAGTCGGGAAAAACCATTTCCATTATTGGCGCGTCGGGCGGTTCGGGCGCAGCCGGGAAGATCAGTTTTACCCAAAACGCACTCTTGCAACAAGTGGGAGTGATTCTCGCTGGCAGCGTGACGACAACCGGAGCGACTGCGGCAGTCCAGCCGTTTAATAGCTCCCTGTTCTTGCAGCGCATTTATGTGCCTGGTTCAATGAGTCTTTCGGAAGTGGACGTGGCAATAGGCTTAGCCTTCCCCAACGCTACCGCATCGGGGCAGGGCACCCTCAGCCAGACTTTCGTGATGTATTCGTTTGGGAATAGCACGTCGCTGGCTTCCGTCCTGAGCGCTTCGGGATCGAGTTCGTGGACCAGCGGGTCGGCGACCAATGCTGGGAGTTCGATCAGCCAGTTGCAGGTTGGGTGGTCTGGACAGAACGTGAAACCGTTCACGTTTGCCAGTTCAACGCTTGCGGCCGGCGAATACGTTGTCGGCCACATCATCGCCTTCGCGGGCCAGAGCACGAGTTGGACGGTATCGCTATTCGGCCCGAATGCCATAGGCTCGTCAATGGGGGCGGCCGCCACGGGAATCACCTCCGCATCGCTTGCTGCGGCGGCAAGTTTCACGACGGCGACGGTCGGTTTGACGGCGTTCACCGCAGCACCAACCAGTGCGGCGGTATTCCTCACGGCCAACGGCACCAGCGTAGCCCTCGCAGCGGCTTCTGCCTTTAGTGCATCGACTTCGGGAGCGCTAACCGCTTTCAGTGCGGCACCAACGAGTGCGGGAGTGTTTTTGACTGCGACTGGAACCAGCGCGGCCTTGGTCGCCATCTCTGGATTCTCTAGTTCTAGCTCGGTTGCGATTACCGCCTTTAGTGCTGCGCCGACCTCAGCAGCCGTCTTCCTCACGATCACCGGGACCAGCGTGGCCCTCGCGGCGGCATCGGCTTATTCGGCAAGCACCTCAACCGTTGCGACGTTGTTCACCGCTTCTCCAACGAGTGCGGGGGTGTTCCTCACCGCCACTGGCACAAGTGTGGCACTAGCAGCGGCCACAGCCTACTCATCGACTGGAACTTCCGCAGCGACGATCTTCACTGCCGCACCCACTTCGGCGGGAGTGTTCCTCACGGCTACCGGCACCAGCGTAGCACTCGCGGGGGCCTCAGCCTATTCGGCGAGCACGTCAACCGTCGCTACTTTATTCACGGCAACTCCCGTCAGCGCGGCCGTTTTCCTCACTGCTACGGGCACCAGCGTAGCGCTTGCGGCTGCCTCGGCCCACTCTGCGAGCACCTCGACGGTAGCCACGATCTTTACCGCCTCCCCCACCGTGGCGAGTGCCATGCAGACTGCTGGCCTATCGGCCTTCCCTGTAACCTATAGTTGGGTAAGCGCCTCGGCTGCGGCGATGGCAATTACGATGGCGGCAAGCGCTTCGGGTGTGTCGATTGCTGGATTCAGCAAGGCCGCCACCGTTACCCTGACCTCCATCGCTGGTTCTTATCATTCAGCCTCGGGTGTCGTGAACGCCATATCAAATGCTGGAACCTTGGCATGGCCTCTGCTTAGTACTGGAGGGTTGGTGGGTGGCTCCCATTTCACGACTTCTGGTTCAGCCAACGTTTTGAGCAATGCCGGTACGCTGGCTTGGCCGGTTCTGAGTACTGGCGGACTGGTTGGGGGTTCCCACTTCACAACCTCCGGTTCGGCGAATGTCCTCAGTAACCTGGGCACTGCGGCTGGTACCTTCCTGACTGGCGCTGGACTGACGGCAGGGTCTTTCTTCACGACTTCTGGTTCAGCCAACGTTTTGAGCAATGCCGGTACGCTGGCTTGGCCGGTTCTGAGTACCGGCGGACTGGTTGGGGGCTCTCACTTCACGACGAGCGGCATCGCCAGCGTGTTGAGCAATTCTGGAACGGGGGCCTCTTCCTTCCTGAGCACTGGAGGGCTCCTAGTTGGTTCGTTCTTTACCACCTCGGGATCCGCGAACGTGCTCAGCAACGTGGGTACGGCGGGCGTGAGTTTCCTGAGCACCGGGGGCCTCGTCGCAGGGTCGCACTTTACCGCCTCGGCCTCCGCAAATGTCTTGTCGAATTCTGGCACCGCTGGTGTTACCCTAGCAGGGACATTTGCCACCGGATCGCTGGGAGCGGTTACGGCTGTTGGGCTGGCGGCGCTCGGGTCATCGACTTTCGGAACAAGCACGACGCCGACCTTCGGGTTCATTGGCACGCAGAGTGGCTCGACACTGACCGGCCAGCCATTCGCCTTCAGCGCGGGAGTGATGTCCACGGGCGCCGCGCCGGCGAGCATTGCGCTGACCAACGCAGCGCTGACCATCACCGGGCCGGTGGCGATCGCCCAGCCGTGGTTTGCGCTGTGTGGAGCATAGAATGAGGAAGAAAGAACTCGAAAGCGTCTTCGCAGGAATGCACAACGCCAACCTTTTGGCCGCACACGAGAGAGTTGTTAAGGGAGGCGGATATCGTGACCTTTCGACGGTGTGGATGACGGTAACGCGCGGAGTGATCCCTGCCAAGGTTGTTTCCTACTGGTTCTCTCTCATCCGACCTATGAATCAGCCGTTCGTAGGGCCAATTTTCATTGAGGGAATGGAAGTTGGAGAGGGCTACAACCGTGCCGTAGAGATGATTTTCGAAAACCCTCAAATCGCAAAGTTTAAGTATCTGCTTACGATCGAAGAAGATAATTGTCCGCCAGCCGAAGGGCTTTTGAAGCTGTATGAAAGCATGGACAAATTCGATGCGGTGAGCGGACTTTACTGGACTAAGGGAATCGGGACATCGCAGCCAATGTGTTATGGTGACCCTTCCGTCATGCCTCGCAACTATTTTCCGCAACCTCCTCCGCTCGACTGTGTGAAGGAGTACAACGGAATCGGGCAAGGGTTTGCTTTATTCGACCTGAAAATGTTTCGCAAGATAGAGAAGCCATGGTTCAGAACTGTTCAGTCTGTCACCGAGGGAGTTGGTACGCAGGACCTCTATTTTTGTGCAAAAGCATCAAAGGCAGGATTTAGGTTTGCTGTTGATGGTCGGGTTCGGGTTGGACACTGGGATCAGGCTTCTCAGACGATGTACTGACTACGGAGAAAGGCAATCTATGAAAAAAAAGAAAACCGAGAAACCACTGACTCTTGACTTAGGCTACGATGATCGCTCCAAGCTCATGAAGTATCCTTGGCCGTGGAAAGATGCCTCCGTCGCAGAAATGAAAATCACCGACGTGATGCCGTTTGTGCCGGGGAAGGAACGGCCCCACTTCATGGACGAACTCTACCGCGTGCTGCGCGACGGCGCGAAGGCCGAAATCATCATGATCTACTACACGGCGATGGGCGCGAGTGCGGACTTCCGCGTCGAGTGGCCGCCACTCTCGGAAGCGAGTTTCATGTATTTCAACAAGGAGTGGCGCACAGCGAACAAGGTCGATACGCCGATGAAGGCTGACTACGACTTCGTCTACGGATACTCGCTTTCGCCCGACGTGGCCGTCAAGGCGCAAGAGGTTCAGGCGCTTCAAGTGAAGACCGACTTCAACGCCGTCCAGCGATTGCATGTGACGTTGACGAAGCGGAAGCCTTAACGTAGTGGTATTTGACGGTTTATTTTGATACAGTTCATCGTGGAGGATGTCATGGCAGCATCACCTGCCCCGGTACCGAGCGGCTACGACTATAATTTGAACCCAGCCAACGCCCAAGTCCCTCAGTCAGAGCAAGCCCCGTCGCCATATGGGACGCTGGCGGGATACCCCACGACGGCCTCTGGCGGGCCAGCGGCGGGCGGGACTTTCGGCTACATGACGCTCGCTTCGACAGGCGTTGAGGCCATCAATACCGGCCGGCAGGCCGATGTGCTGGGACAAGAACTCTCCGCAGCGGGCGGGAAAGAACTCACTGACTACCAGAAGTACCTCGACAAGATGACGAGTACAGACCCCTCGACGCGCATGGCGGCACAGGCAACCAACATTCAGACCGAAGAAAAGCAGCAGACTGCGGCGAGGGCGGCGATTTCGACTCTTCCCCGCGGCGGGGCGCAGGACTACCTCTCAGGGCAGTCGTACATTCAGCAAGCCTCTGACATCGGGACGTTGCTCGATCAAGCGTGGAACCAAGCTGAAACGGCGAAGGGGCAATTGGGGCTCACGGAAGAACAGTTGGCGTTACAGAGTCTCTCAACGGCGCAATCCGGCTTCAGCGTTGGCGGAAGCATTCAGGGCGGAGCCCTGGATATAAAGAACAACATGGCAGCGGCGAACCAAGCGTCGATTGCTAACGATATCGGAATGCTGGCGTCTCTGGCAGCGGGATTGTAGGAGGGGTGCCATGGGATCAGGACCGGGACTTTACAATCCAGGTGCGTATGGCGGGCGGACGGCTGCAAGTGGAGGGCTTGCCGCATCGCAAGCAGCGATTGGTGGAATCAAAACCTACGTGGATGAGCGCAAGAAGAAAAAGGGTAATGCGCTAAGGTTGAAGGGTCCTTCCGACTACCCTGACACGCCAAGTTTCAACCGTGGTGGGGAGGTTCACAGAACTGGAATTTATAAGCTTCACGCCGGCGAGAGGGTCGTTCCAGCGGGAAAGCGCAAAACTCGCAAGCGAGGGCGGGGTTCTCGTCGTTAGTGCAGGACTGCATTGGGAGGTTGTCATGGGCGGATACGATCCGAGAGCATACGGTGGCAGAGGTCCGGTGAGCGGACCCGTCGCCGGGATGAATTACCTCACTTCGCTTCTCTCTGGACTCAAGCAGGGCTTCCACCAAAAGCGGGACAACACGGAAATGAAATTCGGCGAACGTGTCAAAATCATCGAGGCTCAACGCGCCGAAGCGCGCGCACGGATTGAAGCTGGTGACACGTCTCCCGAGGCGGTGCAGGCTGCGGCGAATGCCGACAAAGCCTACGCCGACATGCTCAAAGAGGCCGAGAAGCTTTACCAACCCGACAAGACCATTTGGGGTGCCCTCAAGAATCGCATTTCGGGAGGGAAAAAGGCTGATGCGGGTGGTCCGCAACCGGCGCCTGTGCCAAAGGCTCAAGGCGCTCCAGCGGCAGCTAGACCTCCAGAGGCTTCGCCGAACCCCTACGGCGCAATGGAAGCGTCGAGGGCCAAAGCAACGGCGACCGTCAGAGACATAAATGAACTTAAGGCGTCCGTCGAGAAGGGAACCTTAGAGGACGACGCCAAGCAGCGTGATGTTATCAAGACATCTCAGCAAACCTACATCGACACGATTCAGAAAATGAAGACTGGCGCAATCTCTCCCGGAGAAGCGGCACAAACAATTACCTTGGCGATGAATCAAGCCTTTCCAAAAGAAAGGCCAGGAGAGAAGGAAGCGATTTCCGCACTTTCTATGGGACTGGCAAATACCAAGGACCCACAGAAGCGAGCGGAATACCAACAAGCGATCATCGACATCGCGCAGGGCATAAAGTTGGAAGCGGGAAAAGCGCTTACGGGACCAGTCAAGTACCCGACCGGAAAAGTTGCCGAGTCGATTCAACGCGCGGGGCTCCCCATCAAACCTCTGAGCGAATACACTACAGAGGAATGGAATCTGGCCGACAGCGTCTCGCAAAAAGAACACAAGGAAGTCATGCGCAAGGCTGCTGCGACGGCTGGGGCGCATGATCATCGCTACCAGCAGTTCCAAGCGAGAACAGCGGGAGACACGCAACTGATTGGAAGGCTTGAAACCCGCATCGGACAACTCCAATCGCTTACAGCTAGTGATATGAACAGGCTTTCTGACGATGAGAAGAAGGCCAATAAGGAAGAAGTCTCCGCTACTCGTTCGCAAATCATCGAACTACGACAGAAAGATTCATCGGCCTATGACGAAATCTACGGTGCAGCGCCGAGGCTCGTAGCGACCCCTCCGGCAGCCGCAACGCCTGCGCCTCCGCCGACGGCTGGCGTGAGTCCCGCCGAGGCCCAAGCCGACCAGTTCTAGTGACCACTCATGGGCGGATTCAAACCACTGTCGCCGGAAGATGTCACCTCCATCAAAAAGGTGACTGAATCTCCCGACTACATTTCTCAACCCAACCAAGCGAAAGTCAGCCAAATTTGGAAGGCGTCGAAGACCTTCCAGCGGTGGTCGCCGAACGACCAAATGGCGTTCGTCAGGGCATTGGACAAGAAGGTGCGCGCGAGGAAGCCCAAGGCTGCGCCAGCACCGACCGCTGCGGCCCCTACCGCCGTGCCTCCGCCGAAGCCTCAAGCCGCGCCAGCGCAACCCGTCGCGGCGCACGCGCCGGTCGTCCCGACCGCCGCATCGACGCCCAGTGCAGCCCTGCACCAAGAAGCGCCGAAGCCTTACGCCAAGGAACGCTTACTGGCTACGCCAGCCACAAGCCAGCCCTCTATGATTGGGCCGCGGGAACCCGGATTCTGGCAAAGGATGTGGGAAACGGTACGTGGTAGCCCAAATTACCCCACGGCGATGAGCAAAGCGCTCGGCGAGCCAAGCGAAGAGACCTTCCCGCCCCTGATCCAGCCAGCAGCCCTGTTCACGAATATGGGCTACAAGCCCACGACGGCTTCTCGAATGGCTGGAGGCCTTCGTGATGCGGCTGAATTTATGGGTTCGTTGACCGAAGTACCGAACATCGAACTGATCGCCGCAGGTGGCGGTGCCGGAACGATTGCTGGCAAGATATTCGGGAAGATTGGTGGGTCCGTCGTTTCCCGACTCGTAAGTGCTGGATTTGGAACGCAGTTACTCTACGGACTTTGGAAGTCGCTACCAGAATTCAAGAAAGCCCTCCAACGGGGCGACGAAGTGTCCGCAAGGAACATCGCCATCGGTGCGGGTCTGAGCGGCTATTTCGGGGTTACAGCGCTTGCCCACGCAGCGGGGATGGTAGGGATGGAGGCGACAAAGGAGCAAGCACCGAAGGAAACAC